CTTCTTCCAATTCCACCCTGGAGATGTATAATCTTTTGTTTCAAAGTGGTCTAATGGAATAGAAGCACCAAATCCTGGCATCCAAGATACTGAGAGTATAGTTGGTTTGAAACTCTTATTGTAAATTGGTTCTGCATTCGTTTCGTAGTCACAGCAAGCATAACCAGTTGATTTACAACAAGCAATGAGTTTCTTTAACTCTCTTTTATTTCTTATTATGTGATATCTTGTTTCCATATATTTATAAATAGAAAGAGGGACATACCCACTTGTAGTAGATACATCCCTCTAAGGGTTAGAATTTCTCTTGTAAGTCTTCCAGATTGGTATTTAGGTATTTCCAATCTTTCTTATAGGAATGAAGAGAATCGATAGTGTGATATAGATAACCTGGTTTTACTCCAACCTCTTGTGCTACGTATTCCATTAGTCTCCATGCAAGGTATACATCATTACCAAAGTGAGTAACAAAGTCCGAGCTTCTCTGGTGATAGCAAATGTGTAATACCTTCTCCCCTTTACCATTCTGACGGATAAGGAAATCATAATACATTGAGCATGGAATACGTCTACTACTATCATAATGGTCAGAATCCTCATCTTCATTATAATTATCTGTACCATAGATATTTAAAACTGCCTTACGAGTATCTTGGTCTGATTTTAATAACTGGATTATAGCCATAATTTTAGGCATTACTGTACCATTAAAATAAACAGGCTTCATGATACGTTCAGAATAGGTATATTCGAATATTTCATGATATTCTTTGTGAGTCTCATTTCCAACAAAAGAAATCTCTTCTTTTACAAGGAATTGCTCCCAAAGATCTCTTCTTAATTTCCAAGCCTCACCCGGATTCCAGGGTTCTCCATTGGGTTCAAAAGTTATCCTCTCTTGAAATTCAGCATCTGCCCATTCTTTTGAATGAGAAAATACGAATAACCATACTGGGTCTCCGAGTGAAGTTAAACAGTATTGTTGGCAAATTAGTTCCTTTGTTTCAAACTCTTCTTTACCTTCAATCACTTTATTCTGATAGGTCTTTGGTTTTACAGTCTGACCATAACTGTTGAGTTCTCTGCCAAGTTCTGACATTAACTCAAAAGAATTACTGTAGATTCTCATTCTTCTGTTTCTTTAAAAGTTTCTTCTTATATGCTTTCCTTTGAGAATAGGATATCACATTTTCCGGATATTCTATATCTTCATATTCTAATAGCAAGTCCTTTGCTAACAAAGCTTGGTATTCATACAAGTCAGGACGTAGTACTTTAAAACTCCTGAAGAATACCTTAAATGAAGACCATTCTTTCTCTGTACCCTTTTGGATTTTCTTATAAACCTCTTTAACTCTTTTAGTCCAAGGATTATCTATACCCTTGATTACTTTCTTTAAAGGTTTATAAGCTGAGTACATTAAGAGTGTCTCTACATTCCCATACATTTGAGTCGCAAATAGGTTGATTTGTACTGACTGGTCCGGCCCATACACATATTCGGCCATCCGTTGAATTAATAGGAAGTCGAATATTAACCTCTTTGTAATCTCTGATGCTCGAACCACCATTGTGATGACCGGTATATCTTCCCCAAATCTCTTCGAAAATGTTGCAGCTATTAGACATTGTTTACCATTATCATGATGATTATTAAACATATACGTAACATTGTAATTCTGATTATATTTGTTCTTCAGGATTCTTAATTTGCTACGTAAGAGGTCTAATTTATTAAAATCAATATAATTATTCAATAAGCTCGTCCACTTAGTTTCTTTGTAATTAAAACACCTGCCATAATCGAAATCTGGGTCTACCCATGCTTTACGTATTTTTATAAACACATTGTATGCTACTGCAACTCCACTGTTTGCAGTAGCACCCTTATCAAAAAGAACTGGGTCTAACCTTAAGAAAGCCTCGTTCAATTTCTCCCATGCCTCTTGTGAAGTAGCAAACTCCAAAGAGTGGAGGGTCTCCTCCGTATTCGATTGAAGACCCTCTAATTTTCTATTCCATCCACTCATTAGTAATTTGTTTTTTGTCTCCAGAGGTTAAGTCTTTGTTTCTTAAAGAATAACCTGTAGATTGATTCATCTGAAAATCCTTGTAATCCCAAGAATCCCATATATAGGTAGAAAGCTTTTACCAAAGAATACTGAAAATCTAATTCCTTGGTCATTACTTGTGTTTGTTTCCAAGGTCTACACTTAAGAAGATTCCTTGCAATATTCAATTCATATACTACATTGAATAATAATACCTTCTCTTCTTCGTGAGATGCTTCACTTAAAGTATTAAACCCGGGAGTATAATCTTTTACGGATTCATGTTCTTCATCAATCAGGTTAAACCGATTAACTAAACCAATACTACCTTCGGTAACCATGGCTATACCCAGTGTAATTACGTCCTTCAATTCTTTTACTTTGAAGTCAGAGTAATCAATTACATAAGACGTTCCCCATGAGAAGATGTCTTCAGGTAGTATATTTGCAAAGTGGAACAAAGTGAATAGAAATCCCAGAGCATCTCCCTGTTCTTCATTGGCATTCTGTAGATGATTGAGTACCTGGGTATATTCGTCCTCTGTTAACTGGTCAATATTCCATCCCCACTTGTGGCATATCTTTACTACCTCTGAGGTAGATTCATAACCCTCCATTAGTTCTTCGATAACCCTGGCAATAAAATCCTTAAGAACTATCTGATTTTGGTGATTATTGATATCAACCGGATAATCAGGTAGCTTTTCTATTTGCCTGTAGCCGTCTAATTGTTCTAACGAAAGAGAATACATTGATTGTAAATACGTACCTACTTCTAAAGGAGGTACTATTTCCTTGATATTACGTATGTCCATTACTTACTTCCTGTTGAATTAAATCCACCTTCACCTCTTGTTCCCCACATTTGAGATTCAGAATAAAATTCTTCTGATTGAATCTCCTCGGGTTCTGTGAGATAGATTGGTACATGAATAAATTGGGTTGCTTTCTCATCCACCTTTAGAGTCTGTATTACTCGACTGAGATTGATTATACCAATATGAATCTCTCCTACATAAGGAGAATCTACAATCTCTGCAGTATACAGAAGACCTTTTTTAGAAGCAAGCCCAGACTTATTAGCTGCCATGAGCATAGACTCTTGAGGTTCGATAAGAGGTTTAATACCTGATGGGATAAGGATTCTCCCTCCCGGGTAGATTTGAATATCAGTTACGAAGTTGGTAGTTGTATTTACTCCCAATACAAAATCTGGGGTAAAATTATTTGGAGACTGGTTTGCCTCGATTTGAATCAATTGTTGAGGGTCCAAGTTTCTTGGGATATAGAAATCCAAACCTGCATCACCTGCATTACCTCTCGATGGAGTCTTTACGTCTCTTACTTTAATAAATCTGAATCTGTTCATAATATATTACATTGTTTTAAAAGTTGTCCAAAGGTTAATCCTCTTTGAGGAGTTACTCCGAGTGAATGACAGAATCTTTCTACGTCATATTCACCCTGCATAAACAAATCAGCAAGAACATCGTCCTGCCGTACATAATAATTTGGGTTATTAAGATATAACTTAAACATTGCCCATATCATTCTTAACTTACCTACTTTTCCCATTGCATTCTTTATAAAGTTCTCTAATACGTTTCTTAGGTACTTCGAATTTCTCAACTGTCTTTGAGATAATTTCTTTTCTGTCTTTCCCTTTCCGAATCAAGCTTCGGATGAATTTCTTGATACCAACTGTGTCTTCTAATACATCCAAATCTTTGTATTGATTCTTCTGTTCTAATTCTTTCCTTGTAATGTTCAAGTTCTGGGACATCTTGAATGCACACAGTTCTGAATCTCCGCATAATTTACATTCTTTAGTGGATAAATCATACCCAATACCAAAGCATGGGTCTCCATTACTTCCCAATTGAGAGATATCCAAGGGTGTTAGGATATCCTGCTTGGTTAAGTCGGGAAGCATTTGTTTTTTCTTTGCCATAATTAATCATCTATTTTTTTTTCTGTTAGTCTTATGACTGAATCTCCAATCTTCAATTCCGACTCATACAGTGGTAAGTAGGAATGTCCAATTGCATTAATAAATAGTTTCCTGATATCACCCAAGTGTTGTGAGTAACGAGAATCAGTATAAGTTAGTACTCTAACCTGTAGCCCTGAACAGAAAGATAAATCAAAATATACCTTATATTCATTAGCCATTACCTGGATTGATTGTATATCTGATATCCATACCAGGGTAGTACAGTTAAAAACATGGAGAGGAGTTTGTTCCTCTCCGATTATCTTATCAATGAATTTCTTATATAACTTAGTAATCATAACTTTTGAGTGTTACATTTTGATATTTACAATGAGGACAAGTCCAATCCTTAGTATGCCAAGGACCTCTTAAATCCTTTATATCGCTTTCCTTGAATTTCTTCTTGCAATGATGACATTTGTATTTATATACATCGTAATCATACTGAGATGAATAGAGATAAAGTATTCCGATTATCACTCCCAGTACTGTTAGTATTAGTAGTAAGTATTCCATATCTTTTAATTTAATGATTAATAATGCCCTATGTCCCTAATAAGGATGTAATTATTTCCTCCTACGGAGAAAAGTAATTACTCATAGTACTTATAAGTCTACTTAAGTAAGGCCTCATATTTATTCAATATCCTATTTATACAGGTTCTATTGACTTTAAAACGTTTCCCAATTCTACTAGATGACCATCCTAAAGATTTTAATCTTATAACCCTTCTATGAGCCCTTATAGAAACTTTACGATAATCACGTTTATCTAATCTCATCTGAGACATATTCTCAGCTTGTGTACCCCAATATAGATTTTCTACTTTATTATTTAATGGGTTATTATCCTTATGACATACACAAGGTTTATTCTCAGGATTAGGTATATAAGCTAAAGCTACTAACCTATGTACCTTAGCTAATCTCCTAATACCTAATTTTGGATTTCTTAAAGTAACGTATGGCCTTCCGTCATGTTTGGTATATTTAGTTTTTAACAAATGATAATCCTTTAGATAACCATGTCGATTATTCTTTCGGGAATATACTTTACCATCAACAGTTACATAGTAACCTGGGAAATCTGATATATTATCTTTCATAACTTATGTTTAGGACGTTTTACTAAAATTACTTTTAATTTCTCTACTTGATAATACCTTTTTCTAGCTCTAGCATGTCTAGATAAGTAATTACCTGGATACATTAAATCATCTACATAAGCTTTCTTTTTAGAAGAGTCGGTTCGAACTAATCTACCTAAGAATTGGATAGTTTTCTCGTTAGATAACATACTTGCGGTATTGAGTAAGTACTTAAGCTTAGGAAAGTTTTTACCTCGAGCAATGATTGTAGTTGAAACCAAGATATCTATCTTACCTTCCCTAAAATCCTTCATTATTTGTTGTCTTAACTTAGAAGGAGTATTAACATGCACATAGGAAATATTATAGGCATCGCCCAGTTTCTTTTTAAAGAACTTATATAGATTTTCACAATGTGCAATATGCTTGCATACTACAAGTGCAGGATATCTACCTTGGTTAATATTCCATTTTAACCGAGCATAAGCCATTCTTCTGGCATATTTATTCAAGGTAATAGAATCATCATATATCTCTTTATAAGATATACAATCGGATTCCCAATTACCATACCAAGGTTTACTTGGTACCATCTTTACAATTGTACGAGTTGAATAACCTTTTTTAATAGAGTCCTTAAGTTTAAACTCTGCAAGTACTTTACCAAAGAATACTTCAAGATTCATATTCTTTACTTTATCCTTGGCAAGCTTACTCATATAAATGGTACCAGATAACCCTATACGAACTCTGGTATTAAATAAACGAGTAAGTACATTTTGATATTGCTTACTACCTGCTTGGTCAGCCTCATCTACCAAAACCATATCTACCTTAGATAGTTCATTCTGATAGAATCTCATGTTACGAGAAATAGATTGAACCATGCCAATTGTAAAGTTACTCCAATTTAATACTTTACCTTGAACAAATGTAATCTGTTCTCCTGGTAGGTATTTCTTAAATTCATCTCTAGCTTGATTCAACCAGTCAGAGTCATTAGTTATTAGCAAAGTCTTTAACTGCTTCTTATAGGATAGATAAAGAGACGACATGATAAGAGTTTTACCTGCATTAACGGTGTAATCTAAAACACCAATCTGAAAAGGTACCTTACCTACTTTGTTATTGATTACCGCTTTAACGGCTTTCTCTTGTTCTGGTCTTAGTTTATATTCTCCTATCTTCGTAACAACTTTACTGACTTTAGGTAAAGGTTGTCGCATATCTACAACTTTAGGTTTAATTCCGTACTCAGTACACTTTTCATATACTGCTGGAAGTAAACCTATTTTAAATTCACCATGCTTGTTAATGTAATGAATCTTGCCGTCCCAGTTCTGCATACCTCTTTGCCTTGTACGTAAGTAGAAAGCATTTGGATGACGAATGGCAAACTCTGCATAGAGTTTCTGTGCGAACTTAAGAGGTAAATCAAGTTCGCACATATTTCCGTTTTGTATTATTATCTTACTCATTTGATAATTACCGTTACACCTTTAGTGGATTTATCCATACCCATTGCCTCTTTGAGAAGTTTAATGTGATGTTCTTCATCAGCAACCAACTTATTCAATAAGTACATCACATCATCATAATCTGCCCGGTCATTATGTAAAGCCACATTATTCATAATCTTCTTGTAATGACCGATAGTTTCTATTTCTGAATCTAAGGCGATCTTCAAAGCACTCTCAGGAGAAAAACCTACCTCTACCTTTGGATAAATATCCATAACTGGATTCTCCTCGTATGGATCTGCCTTCTGTAAGAAATCCGATAATTTATCGTAGTGTCTCATCTCTACTAAACCAATACCCAACATAAGTTCTGTAATAGGTTCGAACCTTGAAGACTGTTGAGTATACATTAGGATAGCACTAATCTCAGAGAAAGGTTTATCCTTCAGAGCATCCTTGAACATGTTAACAATATCATCCGGCCAAGGTTCAATGTCCTTGAAATCAGGATAATCTACTGACTGGTCCGAATACTTGAGGACATCAATAAAAGCATTAGCTGCATCCTCTACTCTGTTACCTAAAAATTTTAAAGCTTTCATAACGTTATGTTTTAATTATTAATCTTATCCCAGAGAGAGCCCTCAACTTGAGGTTCCTCTAAGGATTTTTTATTCTTATTTTTATATAAATACTTATTATACCTTTCTACTGCTTTATCAGTATATAACTGAGCAATATCTGGTAGACCATTACACCATGCTAGAGATTCAAACTGAGCATCTATGAAATCCTTATAATCCCAACCTTCTTCCTCTAAGAATGCTGCTACATAAGCAAAGTGAACATACTTCTCAGGATTCTTTTCATAGGATTCATATATACCAGTTGCCTTAGCAATCTTACTTACAAAGTAATCATGTACCTTAGCAGTGAGTTCTAAATCTGCTGACTGTAATTTAATCTCAGCTTCGGTTTGATTAGTAATGTTGTCCTGCATGGATATTAACCTTTGCATAACATTACGATAATCTGTCATCCTCTTTAAACCAGTCTCAATGTATTTAATAAATCCTTCCCGAGTATCAAATTTAAAATCCTCACAAAAGGTATTACATATCTCAGCAAGCTTTTTACATAAAGCCCATTCCCTTGTATTACTTTCGTTTATTTTACGAACTCCTCTATGCTTAAGCTTTATACGAGTAGCATATAATATATCAGCAACAAGGGAAGCATTACCCTTAGATGCTAGTAATATGTTAGTTACTTTCTTAGTTGTCCCTTTATTAGAAACAACCACTGCTCTAGTATTTATTGCCTCTTTTCGTGCAATAACAAAAAAAGCCTCAACTGGGAAGTTATCTACCTCTAAGGTATTTAATATTTCCTCAAATTGAGACTTAGTAATGTGAATACTGGGTTCTCTCATTTTACTCTATTACAAACTAAAACACCATTAATACGACCCTCGTTATTATCTATTGGGCATTTCTTCCCATAAAGGTTTTTAGTGGGAGAACCAAATGATACATAATATGAACCTCTATTGGTACCTACATACCAAGTAACATTTTCGGGTAAGTTTAAAGTATAATCCCTAACTTTACCATCAACCATCTCACATCTGAAAACCATATTCTTCCTTGGTTGGGGTTTTTCAAACCAACTTACAACTGGGAAGAAATATCCCATAATTAAAAGAGCAGCCAAAACTATTGAAGTCTTAACTACATAATCGATTATCTTCATCATATCATTAATATTTTAAGTTATATAATATAATAGGTAATCCTTACTCCAAAGAGTTTCGGATTTGAATTCTATGAATAAAGTTATAGAGTGTTTTACGTGACACCTTTAACCTTTTACTAATGTATATCCTACTATTACCTAAACTCAATAACCTATTTAATCTTCTCAATTTTCTATCAGAAATTTTAAAGTTCTCCCAATTAGGATTTTGAATAGTTTTAAATGATTTCCTTCTCTGTTCGAAAATCATTTGTTGTATATTCATACTATGTGTACCCCATTGAAGATTCCTATAATGGTTATTTAAAGGATTATTATCTAAGTGCATTACTTCATTAAACTTAGAAGGATTAGGATTATATACATATACTAAAGCTACCAACCTACTAATACTCAAATTATAACCTCTACCGTCCTTATAAAGTTTTACCTTAACTCTGGCCTTTTTCGAAAGCCTTAGTTTATGCCATTTACCAAACTTATAAGGAGATCTTTCTATCCGTCTTGAATATAATTTTCCATCTCTAGTAATATGGTAACCTATAAAACCTGGTACATTATCTTCCATCATAATGAGTTTTTAAGTTTAATTAATCCCTGATAGGTAGCATATCTAGTTTCATAAACTTTTTTAAGAACGGCTTTCCTACCTAAATCGTTTACATCCCTATTATCCTCAAAAAGAACTAACTTCACTTTCTTGTATTGTATAAGTTTCAATGCCAATTCTATAGCATACTTTTGAGCATCAAAATCTAATAGAATTATATACCGTTGACAAGGTGCTTTTATTAATTCGTTTAGTTGATATTTAGATACAACTTTACCCATTGTGGCAATTCCTCTATCTCCAATAGTAAGGGCATTGAGTGCACCTTCACAGATGTATACCGACCTATACATCTCCAACGCATCATAATTAAATATGATAAATTCTTTGCCAACTCCTGTGATATCTTTGTTAGGGTTGTTATACCGAGGACCTTGCCCGATAACATTTCTCGCGTTATAATATCTAAGTTGTCCTCTGTAATAGAAGGGTATAATAAGGTACCCAAAGTAAGCCCCTTTCGTCGCATAGCCAACTCCATGCTTAGACAACTCAGAGATGACAAAGCCACGGCTTTTGACATATCCTCTAATGCTTTTTGCAACTTGTGACTGGCCAAGGTTAAGGATTCTGAATCCTTCGGGTAGATACAAAGGCTTAGCTTCTGCAAGTTCAACCTTTTCTTCGTGAAATTCAAGCTCATCAAATTTTCCACTGTTTAAGAAATTAATTAGTTCATGGTATGTATCGAATCCTTCTATATCCATAACCAATTGAGAAGGATTCGGATGTTCATTACATCTGAAGCAATTGGTTCTATACATTGATAAGTTAACTCCCATTTTTAATTCCCTATGACAATAGGGGCATACTGGGAGTTTCATCCAGCCTCTTCGATATTCAAAAGCACCTAACCTCTTAATAAAATAAGTCTTAAGTCTAGACTTAAACTGATTTGTTATTTTCATGGTTTCTAATTGCTTTACGAATTACTTTTCGTATTCTCTTTAAATCCTCAACATCTAGATTACTAATGGAAGTTGTTTGCCAACCATTGTGAGATATTTCCAAAGCTAATCCATCAGTCCATCTGTCTTTTACTACTTCTACTTTTTTAGTTCTCATTTCTCTTTTTCTTTTTACCACAGATTCTACAGTAGGTTCTTGTACGATATTTAGTATAATACTGAGCCCTCTTCCTACCGCCTTTCTTTGAAAAGATAGCCTTCCTGGGTTTCTGTCTGGTTTCCCACCAATGCTCGGTTACCCAATCATGAATACCGAGTTTGCATTTATATATCTCCAGTTGTCCTTTCTCTTTTCTTGGAATCAGCATCAGGATTACCTTTCTTAAAAGATTCCTCAAGTTTTTTACCGTATAGTTCATCGTAGTTCTTTCTTTGTTCTTTAGTAAACTCTGTACATCTTTGCCTTTCTACATCACACTTGAATAGAGCTCTACCTGAAGGAAGACCATCCCTTTGTACTACAATCTCTGAACGAAGGATATTATCTTTCTCTTCTTGCTCTGTACTGTTAAGACCCATAATGAATTGAGCATTACGTACAATGGCAATAGAACCAGATATATCGTTCTCATCATATTTAGTTGCTTGGTGTTTCTTACCTTCACGAGTAATATGATGAGCAGTCCATACAACATCTAAATGCAAATCCTCAGCAAGATTCTGTAAGTCAATATATACATTTGAGATTCTATCAAAATCCTCTTTATCCTTTGCAATAGAAGCAAGCTTCCCTGCATAGTCAACCATCAATACCTTAATATCAATCCCTTGGCTCCTAAGAGTAAGTATCTTCTCCCTTATATAATTGCAGTCAGTAATTAATGCAGGTACTCTTTCAACGATTAATTCAACTCCAAACCTTGCAAGTTTTCTTAAATGCTTAGCCTCGAGTTTATCATAATCTCCAGTATATAATTCCTTCTTAGTTTTATTGATACTGGATTGAATGAAACGGTCCATGATTTGTTCTTGACCATTTTCTGTATCCACATAATAAACTGACTTCTTCATTCTAAGGTAACCTCTTGCAAGGTTAACCATGAAGAATGTTTTCTTTGCTTTAGGTTTATCCAAGATTACATTGATTGATGCACCTGGGAATCCTCCCGCATTGGTTAAATCGTTTAGTTGCCTAAATGGGCATGGTACTACTGAGGGTTCTGCCTGCCTTTTAAATTGACGTTCAGTAACATCTCGAATCATGAATAAAGGTTCATCCTCCTGTTTAGGTCTACTTCTTTGTAAAACCTTCTCTACCTTTCTAGAATATTCTTCGTACTGTTCAAAGTTATCTAAGTCGAATGAATCATTTAAGTTCTTCATTTCAACATAAGTAGAGAACTGATAGATTTTCTCTTTAATATATTCTGAATCAGATAATTGAATTGAATAAAGATTTTTGATAACCTTCTCGATGTTTGGGATATCATCCTTAGTAACCAGGTCAACATAGTTTTTAGATTCTAGCATTTCTCTGAGTACTTGTTTAAGGACATTCTGTGATGGTATCTTTCTTTGCTTTTTAAAATATTTAAGTATACCCTCACATATTAAGGAATGTTCGATAAGTACTAAGTAGCTTGGTTTTATTCTGCTTAGTACTAAACCTCCTTCCTTATCTTGAATGATGAACCTGAGAATCTCTAACTGAAAGTCAGGTGCAAAGCTAAATTTAATTTTATTCTTTTTCATACATTATTATATTGCAATATTATATACTAATAGATTTTGATAGTCCTCATGTAGTTCTGAACTCATGTCCACAATATCTAGTCTTCTTATCCTCAGCCGCTTGGTGAAATTTTTTGATATTCTTATATTATATAAAATATATTTATTATATTTGCATAACGAAATACTTAAAGAATATGAGGAAATGTAATGGAAACAATGGTTCAGAGCTTCATAGATTAAAACCTATGCAGGATTATGATGAAGCAATGTTTAATCGGTTATACAAAGTTTGTAAACCAGTTATTCGGAACCTTACCAAACAGATTGATTACAAAAGGTTTAACCTTACTCCAGATATAATATCTTCTTATTTCTGGGATAAAATGTTATTTGTTTTTAATAAGTACTACGGTACTTGTAGTGAAGAACATCTTAAAGCAAGAATCCTTTCTTCTCTTGCTACATTTAAGAATAAGCTTCTTCGATTTGCCTATGGAGAGATTGCAGAATACAATCAGAACCTATTTAAACTTGAAGACTTATTTGATAATGATAAAGAGTTAGAAGATGACGATGAAGAGGTTAAGGCTAAGGAAGAAATGCTTGAATTATTATATAAGTATATGAAAGAGAAATTATCTCCAGATGCTTATATGGTATTTGAAGTATTACTTACTCCACCTCCTTATATTAAAGAACGAATTAAAGATGGAGAAAGAATCACCAATATAATGCTGGTTGAGTTCTTTGATATGCCTAGAACTAAGAAGTCGGTTAAATACATAGGAGAACTCAAACAAGATATCTTATATTGGGAAGAGAAAGCTAAAGAAGAACTTCACTACTAAACACAAAAGAAAAGGGGCGTTTCCCAACGTCCCTCTCCTATAATTCATAAATTAAAAGTTCTTTGTCAACAATATAAGTAGTTAAGACATAATATTATAGTTTTATAATGTATGCCAGTACGTAGTAAGGTGGCCTATTTTCGTGAGGTTGACCTCCACCTGCAGCCCTGGTATCATGGTCCCATAGGCATACATAAGAATTATCTCTATCAGTTTTATTACTACCAGAAAGGTTACTACCAATCCATTGAGTACCATTAGCTCCCACCAAATCTGAATAAGCCTCGATAAAGTAAGCATCTGCGAAATTGTGAACGTGAGATGGAATCTCTTGAGTTGAAAGAGTTACTTTTTCTTGGCCACCCGTATTACCAATCAAATTGTAATCCTCATTACCCGATGACCAGCCAACAATAAACTTACCCGATAAGTCTGGTGTCTGTAAGTCTTCTACAATCTGACCATTACATAAAGCCCAACCTTCTGGTACAGAAACTCCATTCCACATGGCAATTAATCCTCTTGGTATATTAGCTCCTGCCATACCACCAAGCTTTTCATCAATGTAAGCCTTGATATCAAAGTTTGGGAATCCTTGCAATAGTCGTAAGAGAGTTTCTATATTGGCTTGTTGCATTCCATGGATAGCAGTATTATATTCTACTGGTTGGGGAAACTTTCCTGCATAAGGAACAATAGAATATTTCTCTACTGAGTTATCCATTGAATTAGTACCTTGCCCATATATACCAATTAATACCATTGAGGATCTGTCTACCAAACCTTGAGATACTGAAGCCATAGCTCTATTCACTAGAGACTCATATGATAATTCATTATCTTCTAATACATTTGTTTTTGACAGGTTTCTAGAATCCTTGGGTGTTGGGTATAATGGGTCTACTGATTTCTTGTACAGAGAATAGAACGAATTAGATTCATTCCAGAAAGCTCTGAACTGTACTGGGTTCTGTACAGGCTCTTCCAAAGGTGTATGGTAAGCAAATACAATCACATCCTCATTAGAACCCTTTGAGCCTTCAATATTAGGTATACTAATATTAGCACTATCAGAAATATAGATTGTACCATCCCTTGCTATACAACCAAAATTTGTATCTGGTCCTTCACCAGAATCTGCAGCTTTAGTCATATACCTTGAAAGGATTCTATCCTTTATTGCTTGATATGCAGGAGAAGTAGGTTCTCCATTAGGCAAGAGAGTGATTGCATTATTTACAATCGTTGCAGAACCAAATCCACAAAATGGGCCAATGCCTACTGGTGCAGCTATAGCTTCAGCTGCATCCTTAGACTTTATTATACCTTCATAATCAAAATAGGTTTTCATAATGTATCTTCGTTATTGTTATTACTCTTATATTCTTTCGATTGGTTTTTCATATCTTGGAAAGCCTCTCCTACAGCCTTGAACTTGAAGGTTATCAATTTCCAAAAGATAGACCAGATACTGTACTTCTTTTCTACACCATGTAAAGTACAGATATGATTATAAATACTATCTATTTCAAAACAGTAACATAATACCATTACCGTTATAGATACTGTTATTGGATTTAATCCGTAAGGTTCTCCGATGGCTTTACCTATTACGGCACCCAGTAAGATGTAACACAGGTAATCAATGATTTTATTAAGAGTTCTTCTCCCGGCTCCAGATTTTCTTATTTCAATCTTCTTTGCCCTACTTGCAGATATCCCAAACCAAAAATCTGTAAGTATTAGTACAAAGGCTAATAAAATCATCCACCTCAAATTAAAGATAATGGCATAACATTCAGAAGTGAATCCAATGATACCAGTTTTAAATAATGTGTTAAAAGAGCTGCTTTCCATTTTGTTTATTCTATTTTAAGTGACCATTCTGTTCCTTCCGGAACTAATATATTAATACCTTGTTCCGAAATATCATTGGATTCCCAAGTAAGTTCTGTCTTATCAACTACATCCAACAGATTTACAATGAATACTGCTTTAACTGCAGGATTAGCTTTCACATAGAAAGTATGTTTACCTGGCAGATTAGTGAAGAATTGATAAGGGCTTGGATGAACCACATCCGGAGCTGTCTCATATACAATATCTGAAACTTCTCCAGTATCTGAAGTACAGGTTACGATAGTAGATACTTCTTGTACATCTTTGCTTAGTTCTGCACTTACTGGATTACAAGTTAAAATATACTTAGGTATAACATCCTTAATCGTAAGGCTTACTACTGAACCTTGATAATAAAACTCATAATTACCTGCTTTATCGAAAGTGATAAGAGTGTTCGAATTGTATTTCTCAGATGAACCCTCTAAGTCAATCCCAGTTATCATATTACCACCATCTCCCCAACGTAGGTAGAATTGGCAATTCTTGGATTTGGTTAATTGATAGCCTGCCTTGATATACTTTCCTGCATCTGCTTCAGCTTCAGAGTAAGGTTCTAATTCATACCAATTCTCATCCTCTTCATTCAAAGGTTCTAACCACAAGTAGGATTGAGGAGTAGGTATATAAGCAAGTACTTCTACTTCTACAGACTTACTAGCATCACCCACCGATTCAAATTTATAACTTCCAGCCTCATTAAATTGGTATTCTGTACTTCTACCATAGTAGAAATCAGGACCAACTACATAGCGATTAGTTAATTCTAAAGTACCAAGTTTTACCCAAGTACCTTGGGTATTCTTTTTGTAAATGGTCACCTCGGTATCAAAATAACTACCTAAGTTTGCACTTTCGAAAGTAGAATAATAAATACCCGATGTAACCCAAAGATTAACTGATGCAGAACCTTGAGCATTTAGGTTTAATCGTTTGTTTGATACGCCTATATCGTAGTTAATCGTATAACCTAATCTGTAAGCTACTACTGTACCATAATTACTAGCATTACCTGAGTCATCTTTAGTACATCTAAATTGGAATGTACCAGTAGTAGTTGGTGCCCATCTTTGACCATTACGAACTAAAATACCTGGGTCTGAAATACATACGGCAATAAGTTGACTTGTATCTTCGTTAGGATCTGAAGAACGAATAGTTATCAAAGACTTTTCACCGTTGGTAAGATTTATATTCCGAGGTTCACAGAATACCGTATAGTTAGTAGCAATTGCCGTTACCTTTAGAGTAACCTTCTTTGCAGGAAAGTCTGCAATAACCCATTCGTAAGTACCTGCAGAAGTTATTTCCCAAACAGAACCAGAATCTTTAGTTTCATAGGTATTAAGTAACTGTACGGATACAGGTTTAATATTTCCCTGATAATTCATATTTGCAGTTACCCTTACTTTGATTACTGGATTAGTACCTGTAATTACTAAATTATCTGGGTCTGTTCCTCCTTCTACCAAGTCGGCATATATGTGATAAGATTTAGTGTAATATTCTAAACCTATATCTACATAGGTAGTTACTGAAGTATCTCCTACACTTCGGAAATAATATCTTTGGTCACCCTTTCTTGCATAGAAAATAGAACCACTTTCGTATTTCTTTGAACTCCATTTATTCTCAGCTGGGTCATATCCAGTTACCTGATATCTTAAATCGGCATCATCGTAATCAGAAGTAACGGTTACTCTAATGGGTACTTCTGTTATATGTCCTGTTACAATCTTTGCAGGACTGATAAGAGGTTCAGCTACAATTTTATAATTGTAAGCCAAATCAAATCCATAAGCAATCTTCCCAGATACATTGTATGGTAAGAATCTATCGAATAACTTATCAATTGATTGTTTGAAAGCTTTGAACTCTGGAGTGGGGGAAGTAAACCCATGACCGCTTATAGAAATACCTACCTCTATACATTGAGCACAACCATAAATCTTATCATAGTTGTATTTGTCGTACTGAGAATAATCGGTATCATATAAGGGGTCTACCTTTTCCCATTTATCCATCTCTCCATCGGTTGGGTCTGTAATTGTACAGGTTAGCCCATACATATTAAAAAGAATTTCGAAGAACTTTCTTGAGCCACGAATCTTAAGTAATGAGATTGAATACTTTAAGATAGTTCGAATCTGTTCATCACTTAAGTTGGGAACTCCCTTGTGTTCTCCGGTTCTAGCAAATGGTAATGCTCCCAAGAACTCCCAGAGGTAATTTAAATACCTCTGCTGAGTTTTATCGATATCGATTATATCTAGAATATTATCAATATCTTTAGTTATATCTTCTTGGAAATAGTTACCACAAATTTCTAGAAATCTTTCTAATATGCCCTTACCGTCGACTTTATAAGTATCTTGCTCTTTAAATTCGAAAGGTAAGAAATCAATTAGGTTTTTAAGATTTGTCATACGATTTCATTTACTTTAAGTGTTAACTGACTTGAGTCTTCGAATACCGGAATATTATAACCTGGGTCTGTATAATCCTTGTTAGGTTCTGCAATGGTTATGGTATATCTAAATCCGGATTGATAACCATTGTTCTGGATATCCAAGGCAAATACAAATCCATTTATAGTATCTCTAATCTGTGTAGTCTTACCCACTTGGCCATCATAAGAAAAGCCTCCCTTAACTGAACGTACTGTAAACTGAGTACCTGAAGAGAAAGAGATAAAGTAAGACATACTACCATTAGCCTCGTCTAATTGGAATTGACCAAGGATTAATTCCTTGTTACCATATACGGTAGTAGGCCATGGTTTAGTATAGAACTTCTTCAAGTGTAAATAATCTACTGATTCAAGATTATCTATGAGTGCATAGATATCAGAGATTCTTACGCTGCCACCAATGTCTGAGTTCTCCGGAGAATAAGCATTAAATAATGCACTAAGAATCTGTGATTGTATTTCTGAAGTTTTATAAGACTTCTTCCCAGTAACTTCTACATCCAAGATAATATTTACTTTACCTGCAGACTTAACGGTTAACCAAGTAGTAAGTGGTGAGTTCTGATGTAATACATCATATACTTTTTGAATAAGGTTAGAGTCAGCAGTAGCACCATTATCAGGAGATATATAAACAATTAGTTTTCTACCACATTCGTATTCTGCCTTTGCCTTACTAACCCCATCAACCAGTTTAGCTAAGTCTATGAAGTCCTGTTTGGTAATAGCTACTCCCATAGTCTTTACACTCAAAGGTATGTGTTCCTTGAGCATACTAAAATTCTCATAGGATGAACCTCCACCTGCAGCATAAGTATTAGATACAGTAGCATCTGTTACTGATGAAGATATAACTGAAGGTACAGAAGTAATCATACCAGATTTTACATTACCATTGATACCAGTAGTAAGGTAGAACTTAACCTCAGATATCTTGGCATTAGCTGCAGGCTTCTGTCCATATTTACCATCACCAAATAAGATATATGGATTTAAAGCTTCATCTATAGTAACCATGAAATGTTTATCGGTGGGTTTTGAATAAGCAAAGGTATTTACCAATACCCAAGATTCTCCACCAATCTTCATACTCATAGTTCCATGTTCGTAGTACTTACCATTAGGTAATGTACCCAGGGTAATAGTTACCCTTTCATCTGAAGGTATAACCATTCCATTTATCTGGCTTTCTGTATATAATTCATGTTGTACAACTGGAACTTTACAAGTAGTTACATTAGCATACCAAGTTACATCCCTAGAAGATAACCATTTGTTACCATTAGAATCTGTAAATAAAGTTCCAGAAGGTATAGTTAATTTAGCACCAATAGAATCTCCAGATACATCCCTGGATACTACCAAATCTACTGATGCTGCAATAGCACCTCTTGCATGATAATCTACCAAAGCTCCATGCCTAACTACTGAACTGTATTTACGAGCAGTAGGCAAGAATGATTCCCTTGCCATATTATCAATGTAGTAGTGAAGAACTTCGGCAATTGCCGCAAATAATGAAAGGATAATGATTAAGATATTTCCTTCCGAGTAATCAGTTACGAGTACATTGCCATCTTTGTCTTTGATATTCGTAAGTGATTCTATCAGCTTGGCCTTAATCTGTTGGTAAGACCTCTGATAAGGGTTGAGCCATTTATTAGTGATTCCCATATTAATAAGAGTTTAATGAATTTTCATTTTTATCATAGGTCAGGTACAGGTACTGACTAGTAGAAGTTTCATTAACTACATAATGAACTTCTATGTTTATTTTAGCACCTTGTCTAGAAACGGTGATACCCTTAAAGGTAATCCTTTGTTCCCATGCACCAATTGAGCTTTTAATAAACTCTTTAATAATAAAACTTAGGGCTTGTGTATTTGGCTCCTCTATACATTCCCATAGGCGATTCCCAAAGTTTTCCTGTCGAAATCGTTGTCCTATTAAATAATACATTATAGAGCTTATATTATTTCTTACCAAAGCCATATCACCATTAACAGGATACCAACCTGTTTCACCCTTTTCGTTTCTTGTAAGTTGAATAGGGAATATCATACCCTTTCCAACAATGTTAGTAAGATAGTTATCCATTAGTGTATACATTTAGTGTCCTCATAATCTTCCTGTTTGAAAGTAGAGAACGGTTGACTTGCTTGAGTTACGGTAGGACCTGAAGAACCTGGTCCAGTAGTTACACCTGAGTGTACATGAGAATTGAATAAAGCTCTTAGAGTTTCTAGTTCTTTAATGGTGTTATTGAGTTTCTCGGTTAGTTCTTTAATATTAACTACTCCTTGATTCTCTCCATTATTTAAAATTACTGTATCTCCAGAACCTACGCTTACATCACCTTGTGCTTGAATAGAAATGTTTCCTTTAGCAGCAAGGCCTACATCACCATTTATATAAACAGTTAGCTTTCCATTATCATCATCTAGTACCATTACATTTCCTTCTGGAGTAATAATTCCCATTTTATTGGGACCATCCAAGGGGTCTGGTACTTGTTGTAATCCCCAACCATGATATTCCCATAGAGGTTTAGTTGGGTCTCCAAATTCAAATGTAACAAATACTATATCTCCAACTTTAGGAGCCAAATACTTGAACCCATTATTGATGGAACCATGTTGGCCCTTAGGAAAAGCCCATGTAATGATTCCACCCATGACTTCAGGACAGCATACTTTAATACGGTTCATATGTTTCTCCGTATCATTATTATCTACCACTATGCCACGGTAGATAGAGTAGTATCTACCTAAACCTTCGATACCCTCTTCTGTTAGTAATCTAGCTGTTGAGTACATTATTTCTTGTTGGATTTATATCGTTCATAAGCTTTCATTGCCCAATTAAACTCATCGAAGTTATACCTTTCTTTCATAGAAGGAGTAACCTTTGATTGGTCTGCTTTTACTACATTAGTTTTACCGTAGATTGCTGTACCGTTAGAAGTTACTACTGTACCCTCGGTACGAACAGTACCTGCAGCAAGAGCTTTGGGGTCTTTAGCATTTATCTCATCGTAATAGAACTTATTCTGTAAGAACTCTCCTGCACCTTTCTTATCAATAATTCTACCCTTATCATCCATGAACCTTTCTACAAAGTATACTACTTCATTGTAGGTAAAATCATGTACAATATCAGAAGCATTAGAAGTATTCTTTTTATTCTTACCGAAATCAGTTTTAGCAGAATCCTTAGCATCATTACTTACAATATCCTGAGTACTGAGTTGAGTCATAGATGTAGTTTGTCCATCCCTTGCATTATTCTTAATCAAATCAAGAGTACAGAGATAACCTTGACCAGCATCCATAGAGTGTTGTACCGATTTAATATACCAAAACCCTGACCACCTTTTTCCAACGTTATCTAGGTATATTACTTGAGAAGATTGTAATGAGGGTCTACCTACTACGGTCATTTGACATACTAATTTTCTTTCTGATATCTTAAGGCCACCATTGGCATTAGCATTCATTGCCCAAGTAACCTTATCTGCTCCACCATATCTACCAAAGAGATTATGATACAATTTATAAATTGGTACTAAGAAAGGTACCTTCTTCATTCTTCGTATTTTAACTTTAGCTTTAACTTTTCTGGTCATAGTGGGAGTAGTAACACCATCACCAGAATAATCTAATTTATAGGTATCTGGGTATACCATAATACAGGGGTCTTTTTCTAAAGCAGATATACCTCTCTGAGATTGCTCATTAGCTGAAGCAATCCTATATTTATTACCCTGAGTATCTCTAAGATCAGTCATATAAAGAGGTGTCATACCTTCTGGGTCATATTCTCTTGGGTCTACCCATTCTTCTGCAAGGTATTCCATTTTGTATTCTCCAGTAAATAAGTATCTTTCGTTTTCTAATAATTGCCTAAGATTACTTTCTAACTCTTTACCGTTCTTAGAGTTCTTTAAGATTTCTTGAATAACCCTTTTCTTATCATTCGGTAGATTATTTACAGCAGTATTAATTGCCTCACGATATTGCTCAGTACTTAAGTTATCCAATGCTTCTTGTTTACCCGCATTATATGCAACGTAAGGTTTCTGAGAACCGTACTCTTTTATTGCAGAACTAGATTTTTTTACTTTAGCTTCATACTGTTTATGACTAGCTATTATTTCTGGAGATACAGTAATGGGATGAGGATGTCCCAACCCAAAATTCTGTCCAGTTCTATAATCCCATGAAGGTACTACTTCGGTATTATCTTGGGGAGATTTAAGGGGTTTGAATAAAGATATTTCTTCTTTCTCTCTTTCAGGTTCTGTAGTATCCGTAGAACCTACAACTAAACCCTTATCTTCTGGGTCTATTGTTTGAGTTAATTGAGCTTTTACCCTTTTAGTTATCTTTTGCATAGTGAAAGATACTCTAAGTACCTCACCATTTTCTTGTTGGTATATGTAAGTATATTCGGGTTCTTGAGTAAACTTACGATTGTGTATGTATATTACACCATCCCTAGAATCAATATACCAAGGACCATTTGCATATCCTTTCATCTTTTGTTCTAATTGAACCAAGATGTTATTTCCTATTAATCCTAAGTCACTATCTATTAGTGACTTCAAATCACTTGGCATAGCTACTTGAGCTACTCCACTAAACCGGTTAGCGTAAAGTATCTTTCCAGTAGTATTTCGACTTTGTTCTGTCGGGACCTGTAGTGACTCGTAAACTTTATTACTTATTACTTGTTTAGCCATTACTGAAATATTTCTATGATTACGCCTATATCATTGTTACATCCATTATCCAAAAAGTTGGATAAACTGTATTCCGATAAATCTGAATGAGTGTAAGGTGGTTGGAATCTTAAATCCCCAACTGTATCTATACACTTAATCGTCACATGAGTACCAGTAGAATCGAATACACAATCCAAATCTCTAACCTTAATACTTCGTACTGGGCTAGAGATAAATTGACCATCAGGATATATGTATCCCCACTGAAGATAAATAATTGAGCTTTCCTGGAGATCTTCGATATCTACAGTATCGGGGTCTCCAGTATCAAATGTAATGGTAGCTAAGTTCTCTTTCTCCTCATCATATTTGTAGCTCCAATTACTTATATAAGCGCCAAGAGGTATGCCAGTAATGGGATTCATTATAGGCATACCTCCAGAATTGAACAGAGCCATGTAAGGTGTTGCTGTTCCATTATAAAGTATTGGTTGGTTAGGTTTTCTAGTTGCCGCCATACATAGGTATTCTTAAAATTTGATAAGGTTCTAATTCTTGAAAAGGGTTCAAGATATTATTAGCTTCGGCAATCAGATACCACTTACCAGAGTCACCATAGTAACGATAGGCAATATTCTGTATAGTTTCTCCATCCAATACAGTATGTTGTTTATCGTTATCAGTGTAAGGAACGTTTGGAGGAGTTACCTCTAATGAATAATCTCCCTCATCATACTTAAGAGCAATAGCTCCATCATAAGGACTTGCTCCTGTCATGTATTGATTTAAGTCTATCATATCTGTATCCCTTTCGTATTCTTTAAGTCTTCTTCAGTTACAATATCCTGATAAGATAAGTTATAAGCACTTACTCTTTTGAAGATTAATTCCTGAGTTGCAGCTGCAGGCAATAACTTTAAATCCTCAATTGTACATGACTTACCTGCTACTCGAGTCCTTGAAGCATTTCTGAAATTATTCAGGGTATAGGTTGCAGATGTAAGAATGTACTGATGATTATCGAATATACCAGAACTACCCCACTCGATTTTTAAAATCGGAGGGCTTGCTTGATAAGCGTTTGCCTTAGTCCACATTTCCAATAGTCGGCATTTAGTAATTACCTCTTTTGGATTATCTGGGTCATTACAGAACCAAGATACATTGAATTGAATTATATCTTCACTACCAGTATAATGGTACATGGGAGTATTACGTCCCATTGATTTAATCGTTGCCCAAGTAGTTTCTCCTCGGAAATCAATTGAAGGTGGTCTGTTCTGAAGAGTGATATATTGATAGGGGCTAGCTGTAAGATTATAAATCACTACCTGATTCATGTTTCTTACTTCTGGCATTACCAAGAAGAGTTCTTTATTCTTCGTAACATTCTGGCCTTTAGCCGGGTCCATTTCTTCGTATCCAAATGGAACTCCACCTTCTATTTGATGTTTTAATTCCATTCGATATTGAGCCTGAATCCTTTGATTTAACTTAGGATTCTTTGAATTAGCTCTGGGTCCGAATGGGTTATTTGGGTCATATACTTTACCCTTATCTGCAGTATCTTTAGGCAAGGTTGAAGTTGCCCTATTGAGATAGATTCTGGCCCTCCAAAGTTTATTTAAAGGGCCAGTAAGAACTCCTGCAGAATCTCTGGTAAGGTCATTGTATTTTTCAACAACCCCACCTGCTATTTGATTTAATATTCTTGCCATGATTGTTTAGTTTAATCCTAAAGATATACCAGTAAAATCCTGTTGACCACCAGGAGCAAAGTCTCCAGCTTCGTTTCCATCTACTGATATATTAATTCTTGAATCCTTGAATCCATCTCTGATTGCACCTCTAACTGCATCAATAAATGCTTGTTGGTTTCTGTCTTGAATAGAAGCTTTGGTTTCTTCTGAGTTTAATGCAGCAGTGTTATTATCTACAGAACTTGTAAGACCACCGATTACTTCTATCAATGCAGGGATAGCTATAGAAGCTAGTAGTCCCCAAGGCCCTCCTAAGAATCCTAAAAGTCTACCACCAAGTAATCTAGCACCAAATCCCATAGCACCTTTCTTAGCAATCTGTTGGCCTGCTGTTTTAGTTACTGTAGAACCTACTGCTGCACCAACACCAGCACCTGCTAGTGTACTCATTGAAGTAAACCTTCCCTGGGCATCTCTAGCTACTACTGTACCTTTCCGAGTTCTACCAACAGTACCTCCCATGGGTAATGCAAAGAATTTACCTGGAGCCATTTGCATAGCAGTCATCCTCATCATCATAGCCGAGATATTTCTCATGTGACCTTCAAGGATTGAGGCTTGAACATTAGTTCTTACCATACCTTCTGCCATACCATTAGTCTCTGTAGTTGCTAAAGCTTGGAAAGTACTTATCATTCGAATGGTACCTTGAATAAATTTAAAGCCTTGATATATTGTACCTATTACTGCTCCAGTTGCAACTACCTTTACCAAGAACTTACCTGCCCAAGTTTCTTGCATACTGTTAATAATTCCCAGGATACGAGAACCAAGTTTTAATACTGGGTTAAATACTTCGGCAAGAGTTGAGCCTGCAGTTACAATAAAGTTCTCCCAGTTTGATTTAAACTGTTCAATAATACCTGCAGGAGTTTGTAATCTTTCTTGAGTTAAGTTTTCTACAGTACCGCTTGCAGCTCCAACCTTATCCATAAATTCTGTAAGCTTATTAGCTCCAGTCCAGTAATCCTGAAGTAAAGCTGAGGCAGCTCTTGTACCTCGAACTCCAAAGATGTTGAATAGAGCAGAGGAAATATCTATACCTCGTTTACCTCTAAGCTTATCACCTAAGATAGTTATAATCTTATCTAATCTCAAAAGATTACCAGAGGCATCTACTAGAGAAGCTGGGTCTATACCTAAAGATTTTAGCATCTCACCACCTCCCTTTTTCTGCCCGGTTACGGAAAGAGTTAAATAGCGCATCATATTTGCCAATGCAGTACCAGCTGATGAAGCTTGGATACCTTGGTTACCAAGTACTCCGATGGCTGCAGCTGCATCGCCCATACTGATTTTAGCATTTCGAAATTCTGCTCCTGAATATTGGAAAGATTGGGCAAGGTCTGTTAATGAAATATTTGCAGAAGTTACTGCAGTTGCCAATTGGTCTACTACTTGAGTAGCATTTTGTGAAGGTATATTAAAGGTTTGCATGATGTTAGTCATCAAGTCAGCAACCCCTCCTTTTCCTCCAAGTGGCATACTGAAGATAGAAGCTAGCTTAGCTGCAGGGCCAATCATTCTTTCGATTTGCTCTACATTGTTACCAGCCATTGCCAAGTACCTTTCGCCTGATGCAATATCTGCAGCAGTAAGAGGAGTTACCTCATTGACTTCTTTGGCTACTTGCATTAGCCTTGCCTGTTGAGCAGCATTAGCTCCAGACATTTTAGAAGCTAAGAATACTTGGTCGTATACTCCTGCAGAATATTGGTAGGCCCTTGCCATACCTCCAACCAATTCTTTTCCAAACTCAAAAGCATTAGAGGTTGACATTTGAATACCTCTATTCCAGGTATTCATATCGTTCATCATTGTTCTAAATGAATTTGATATTCTGCCAGCCTCATTAGAGAATCGGTCTCTTAATACCATTGCAACACCGACCTCGACTAAGCTTCTTCTGTCTATCATTTTCTAGTTTTCTTTTTTAAGTTTTCATAATACTCTTCGGCTATATCCTTAAATCTTTTCCTTTCTCTATACGGAAGACGCAAAAAGCTGAGGTAGTCAAGGACTATCTCAGCTCTACATATATAAGTGAATGTACCTGGGTGGTCTACGCTTCCGTCAGGTAGAAAAAAGTTGGTGAAAGCATTATAGGATATTTATCAATTCTTCCAGGTATACTTGGATGTTCTACATCAGTATTACCATCGAAGACTGGGTCGTATTCAAAGATTGTTTTACGAATCTCTGCAATGTCTCTTACTGAAAATAAATGGAAGCTTTCTACCTTTTCCCATTTACCATCAATCTGAAGATGTAGGTTCCTTGCAATCAATGCAGCATTACGAGTCTGTTTTTCTACTGGCAAAGTAACCAACATCCTTTCTCCTGTACCAGTAAGTAAATCAAATTTAACTACCTTGCCTGAAGAAAGAGTTACTTCGTAATCTGTAAGTTTACCTTGTTCAGGATAATAGGGAATAGCATTTGGTTTCTCTGCCAATTCTTTTTCTGAAGGTAAAGTTCCGTAGTTTTCAAAAAGCATTTCGCTTAATGATTGACCATAAACTTGTTTACCGCCTTCTTGGCCCCAATCATATTCAAATTCTACCTCATCACCCAATGAGAAGATTCTTGATTGGAATAAGATACAGTAACGGTCATTCAAAGGGATACGGTCTGCATCCTCTACTGTTAATCTACGAGTAGGAGTAAAGTCTGTATCTACTACAATTGCCTGAATGAACTTAGTAAGGTTCATAAGGTTTCTTACATCCATTGGATTAGATAAGATATCCTCATCTGCACCATTCTGTTCCCTGATTGAGTATTTATAACCTGCTGGGGTTATGAACTCATGTGTTCTACAATTTAATTCCATGTTTAAATAAGTTATTTTGGTTATACTTTAGTTCATAGTGTTCGCTATAACAACAAGAAAGGGGTGAGCCCTTTCTAGGAATCCCACCCCTCCCACCTAAAAATCTTAGTGAAAATAGACTAAGCGTTTTTAATACTTATCTACAGTACCTACTGAGAATTCGATACTTTCGATAGTGTTTTCTGAAGCCATTCTGTCCAGGTCTAATCCTGTAATCTTACATGGCCATACCTCTTCGAAGAGGTGGGTGTTAAGTACGGAAACTCCATCTTCAGCAAGTTCATTTACGATTACATTTTCCCAGTATTGGCTTGGTACCAAACCTCCACCAGCAATCATATCTTGGCATGAATAAAGCCAATCATGAAGCCATGTATCTGAACCTGCAGTAGTTAAAAGTTTACCTACTACTAAGTTACCTACAGTAACTCTACCGGCAGTTTTAACGTCCCGGTTAACGTCTCCATGAGCAACCTGGTCAATCTCTACATCTGGCAAAGTACAAGTTTGGAACAGATAAGTATTGATTGGGTGCTTAGGGAATGTGATACTCCAAAGGAATTTCTTTCTTGGATTCTTTACTTTTGCTCCCATGTTTTCTTAATTTTATTCGTTAACGTCCTGAACAGATACGGACTTGGATGCCTGGTCAATATAGATGCCCATAGTGATTTCTTGCATCGGAACGATATCCTTGAATTTCAGGATTGCTTTGTATTTACCTTGACGAACATCGGCTTCATTGTTAACCGATAAGTCATTGTACGAGTTAGCGTCTTGGTCACCCATCCAGGTGTATTCAGACATGGCATCTTCATCTACCAAGTTATCCAGCATTGGTTTAACTTCTAGATAAATCTTATTCCAAGTGTTCCAGATATTTGGTTCTTCCAAATACTTTTCTAGAATAGGTCTAAGATTCTTTTTGAGATACAGATTCAATCTTACAATTGCAAGGAATCTTTCTGAATCCTGTTTTACCTGAGAAGAAAAACAATGCCACAGCAAAGTTTGTTTACCTTGGTTAGGAACATCTTTGATACAGATTATATTTGCATAATTCTGTGCTAACTCATTGAGTTCCTTAGTTCTTGAAGGAGAACCATAATTTGGGCATACTGGACCATTACCATCATAGATAATGCCCCGATTCATACCAGCAAATGATTTCCAAGGTCCAAACTGAGAAGCAGAAGCATCTCCTAATCCTGCAATGGTACCAAGAACATCTGAATCTACTAAGTTACCGTCGGCATTATAGTATTTAATACCACCACCAAAGTAAGCAACATACTTACTGTTACCTACAGTACCAAGGCAAGTCTGAATCCAAGCGATGATTGATTTCAAGTCTCTTGGTTGGTCACCCTGAGTATAGTGAGTAGTATATTTTGGTACTTCAATGTAGTAGGTATATTCTTGCAGTTCTTTAACCATATCTACTGCAGCCTTGTGTACTTTAAGTACATCAGCGGATGCTTCAAGATGTTGGTCAATGTGTGAACAGAAGATTTGATATACATCTACATAATCCTTAACGAATTCCAGAGAAGCAATCCATTCGTCTGCCGTAGGAGTACTACCGGCACTACCAATTGTACCATTCAATTTTACTCTATCGGCAGTGATAGCAGCACCATTGAGTTTAATATCAATTGGGTTTCTTGTCCCATCTACATCATCAGTTAACCATTTGATGAAGTTGTTCCAAGATTTGATGTTCTCTGTCTTTTCAGTTAATACCGGAACGATATATTCTGAGTTCTTTGCAAATGCACTCAGAGCAAGGTAATCTACAGAAGTATCATTGTTATCATCTGCAGTTTTGTAGGTTACTACTGGACCTTGTTCAAGTACCTGGCCATTAGCACTAATTACTTGATAGTAAACCGTGTTAGCCTGTTTGTAAATATTCACAGAGAAAGTTTCAGCACTACCAACTGGGTCTCCATATCCTTTAGTTACCAAACCAAAGCCAACAGCAACTGAACCAGAAGTAAACTTGAAAAGAGTAGAAGCCGTGGGTTCCTCTGGAGTTGCAGAAGCTACTACCGGAGAACCGTCTTCAGCAGCCTTAGGAGCAGATGCAGCTTTAGCTCTTGTTGCAGCAGATACTACACCTTTGGTTGCACCCTTACCAAGTACACGAATAATACGAAGCTTAGAACCACCATTGAAAGCCTTTTCGATGTTTGATACAGAACCATCTGGTACTATCTCAGAACCAAAGACTCTTTGGAATTGAGAGAAAGATTGGATAAGTTCTGAGGGGTCATCATATGGACCTTTAGTAGTTCTAGCCAATACACATGAAACTCCTAACATAGGAGTAGTTTGAAGAACGTTCTCGTTCTTAAACTCGAAATTTACAGATGGTGAATTAGGCATATTTATACTAATTAAGTTAATTACTCATTTATTTAATACCCTCTAGTATTGAGCTATTTTACGTTAAGGTTAAGTAAATCGGATTCTGGCTTTTCGGTTAGTCCAATCAATACTGAGATGTCTTGAATTGGTACAAGTTCGCCTTCTTCAGCAAGCTTCTCAGGTAATATACCATCCTTACAAGTATACTGATATACTTTTTCAAGTAGACCATGACTCTCATCTGGGTGGTCATAGTAATTACCTATTTCGATAAATAAGTTTCCTGTTGGTGCTACCCGACCATCTTCCCATTCTTCTAAGTTATTATAATAAGGTCTTACGTATCCTCGAGAAGGTAATGCTTCATACATAATACTATGAAGTAACCTCATATCGGCTTGAGTATTAGATACCAGGTGAATATCTAGAGTTATATCTTTTGTTTCGTATGGAAATTCTGATGCTTGATAATTTCCACCCTCTAGTTTATCACCAATGATATATTTGTTCACACCTATATCACCATTATAGAACCCTTGTAGTTCAATGGTAATTCTAGGGCATGTCTTTGCACCCTTAACCTGATTGTTACCTATACCGTATATGGGAATGAATTTAGGCATAGCATCCTTATCTGCTTGAAACCTTTTTTCATTCTCTTGTGATAATGGTAAGTAGTCTTCAGGGTTAAGAGTTAAACCTTTCTTAAGTGCTGTTTGTAATAGGCAAATATAAAAGGTTCTTTCTACGATTTCTTCTGTATTTACCATGATTACATAAGTTGAGGTATTAATATTACATTAAGTTGATAAGTACCTCCGTCAGTAAAAACGCATTCCCAACCTCTAGAAGTACTACCGAATAAGGCTCCTGCATCTTTTCTGCCATGAGCTGTGGCCGAGAAAGTAGCCTGAGGAGAATTAGCTATATTACCATAGTCTGTAATCCAATAGTATAATTTAGTACCACTATTAAATTCGGTAACTTCTTTAGTTTGAGATATAGTTGGTATTTTAAAAGCCATAACTTCTTGAGATACTTGTTCTCCTTCAACCAGTTTACCCCTATACCCAGTAATACTAAAACCAGCTGAACTCTCGTAGGCATTTAAAACCTGGTCTTTAGGAATCATCATGCTAACTCCACTTGAAGGTTCTACCCAATACCTATAAGTTACTTCTCCTGCAGCCTGAGTTACAGTTACTGTCTTAGTTAAACCACCAACTTGTTTGATAGTTAGAGTTCCACTGATAGCTTGTTCAGTATGATTCTTAGAAGTAATGGATACCTCTAGAGTCTTTTCGTTTTCACCTGTAAATCTTAATCCGGCAGTAAATGGAGGTTCCTCTAGGAATTCTGCCGTAACTTCTACATTTTCCCAATTTCCTTGGGGCGTACCATTAATCATTTCCCTACGTTGAGAAGTGATTGCCAAAGTATCAGAGCCACCCTTACCCAATATGTTTATGGCTTCCTTATCTACTTCTAATTTGTATTCGTAGTTAAGGCTGCCTTTCTTTTGAATAAGATTTACAGTCTTAGGTACTCCATTAACTGTAATGGTAAGGATGGCTTTTTTATCTGCTTCTGTATCATTCACTTTTAACGGATGTACCATTACGAGTGCAGGACCAGTACCAGATGTTTTATCTGCTTCAAAATCTGCCATTACTTTGTATATTTTCTAAGTTCTTTTCTTAATTGATTTCGTATCTCTTTCTCTAAAACTACGTTTCCACCTGCTGCCTCGAAAGCAGGTTTCCATAAAGGACGAGGTGGAAGATTACCATCTCTACTACCATACTCCAACATGATAGCAATTTGGTTAAGTGTTTTTCGAGAAGTTCTACCAGAGTATGTTATCTTCCTTAATCCTGGAGGAAGACCAACAAAGGTTCTATCTTTCTGAGTTACCATTGTAACTGACCTTGCATATTGACCAGTAAGGTTTAATAAAGTATGTGCTCCATACTTCTTAAGTGTAGCAGTAGCATGAGGAGGCCAAGAAACTTTGGAACCAGGTGGAGGTAGACCATTATTTAAACTACGCCTTACTATACGAAGAAGTTGATTGCCAAACTTTCTAGTACCTAACTCGTATCCGAGCTTCATGATACTTGGAGTCTTGGCAATCAACTTCTCAGCCTGACGTTGTTTAACAGGGTCTACATAAATCTGAATATCACATAGATTATTCGAGAGGTTTATGTTAACCTTTCTGCTTGCCATCTTTATTCTTATTTAATCCCAACTCACTGGCAATCTTCATAAGAATATCTTGTTGCATGGATAACTTCTCTGCTACTTCGGTTTTAAAAGCCTCGAACTCTTCTTGCTTATAAGCCTGAGCTGGTTGTTGTTGAGGAGTTAACATACCATCGATAGTATGAAAAATATTATCGCATTCAGTAACTATTGCCTCATATTTATCTCGATTGTTGAGAATATTTACAGCAGTAGTCCTTTGGATATTTACTTCGTTTACGATATTGCGTAAGTCGGTAGTGTAATAAACATTATTATAAATACCCTCTGCAGCATCTGTAGGAAGGTATATAGTCACCGCAGATACAGAGTCTTGAATAGAGATTTCTGTATTTGCTGTAAAGCTTCCATCTGGGCCAGTAGCTCTTGGTTTGCTCTCACCAACTTTTAATACTTTAGCGGTATCAAAGATTGGATACCCAGAACGTCTGTCTCTCTCTAAGGTGTATATGGTATCACCTTTCTGCAATTTAGAAAAAATCAAATCTTCCATGTTCATCTTTTATTAATTAAGTTTAAACCAAATGATACTGCACCTGGATTCCTTTGCATAAAGTCTACCAGGTTTAAGAATTGATAGTATCCAAATTGGTCAATGAGTGACTGTGCTTTATTTGCTACTTCCTTTGCTATCTCTGCATTGGGAGCAGGCAATGTAAGTTGAATAGTAAAATCTTTTAGTTGATTTCCATTGGTTGGTTCTTTCTTAATCTCTTCACTTTCCATATCGTTTTATCTTTAGGTGGGTATAAACGAAAAAAGGAGTACACCTATGTAAGATGCACTCCTTCCTAATCTGGCTTACGTAATGACGACGGTCATTATTAAGCCGGGGTTGTGGATGTAGTCTTAAGAGCTGCAACTACTGACTGGATAATGTTCTGGTCTCTCTGAGCATCTACTACTCGGTTGAGACGGGCAATTTCCTGGTCTTTAGCAGTGTTCTCGATAAGACACTTGATTTCCTGTTGGCCATTCTTGCTTGAGGTCACAGCAGCAACGTTCATTACAACCGCGGTCAGCGACGATTACGCCCTCACCACCAGATTTAACTTCTACTCCCATGATTTTTGAGTTTTAAGTTGTTAAACATAAAGTTAATTTTTAAAGTTATTCGTATATGGCCATATACATTAATAATGCTATAGTATCGTATTATCAAGGATTAAGTGAAATATCTATGATATACACTACAAATAATGATTGGTAACTTAGTCGGATCTTTAGGAGTTAAAGTTAAAGTACCAATTTGGGTTCCTATAGGAAAAACAGTAGTATTCTTTTTTATTATATCTAAACGAATACCATCATCATTATCTCCATCACTTGATAGCATACTGATATTTACTGTAAAACCAGCAGGAACACCAGCAGAAGGATATAATTCCCAGTGATATTCGTAATCAGTAGTTCGATTTGGGTCATTACCAATGGTTACAAGCCTACCGCTTTTACTAAACTTTAAGTTACTTAATTCTACTTGTTGAGTATAAGTACTACTATCCGTACCTGCTACAGATATATTAACTTCAATAGTAATGGCATCTTGAGCTAAAGTACCTAAGCCATAAAAATTACCTGACCGTATATCAGTATTACCAACCCAATTTTCATCTTTTATGGTATTTAATCTAATTGTTCTAGGCCCGTTATTATTTACTCTCCCTCCCAAGTATCCTTCATCTCTAGGGTCTTGGCTAACATAAGCATATAAGGCTTGATTACCATTGCCAGGTTGTTCAAATCTAACTTGCAGATTTCTTGCAGAATCTCCTTCGTTATTGGTTAGTGCCCTGAAAGCCCAATTATAGGAGTTATCTGAGTTCTGTCCCTTATCAATAACTTGCAACCAATCTTCAGAGGGTGGTATGAATGTAGGCTTAATATACTTCTTAGCAAACTCTACACCATCTCTTCGTAAGCTGGCATAAGATATAATATCCCTACTACCTGCACTACTACCATATATATCACCATCTAGAGTAATATTAGTAATGGTACTTCCTTCTTGTTTCCAACCGAATTCAAAAACTCTAGTATAAGGTACTGGATTTACCAATAAGGTAATGGTAGGTACTGTTCCTACCTCTTTACCGTTAATTACAACTTTAGGATTATATAAAGTTATGGTATGAGTACGTGGATATTCTGATAAGTTCTGTACAGAATTACTAATACCTATAAAGGCATTTTCAGAATCCGATTGTAGAGTAGCAGATACCTGACCACTTGGTGAAGCTATTGCCGAGTTATTTTCAGCTATGGTTCTAGAATCCCAAGAAGTAGGAGTACCTTCTACTCCATTGATAGAAGTATATTCTAGTATGTGTAAATCCATTCTTACAGAATTTTCCATACCCGTAGTACCTTCTAATTCAACTTCTGTTACGTTTTCTTCTACTGTACCATTACTATAGTTTGCAGTCCAAGATATTTCATACCTTGTAGAGATTGTTGCAGCATCTTGGGTAAATGCCCAACCATTTTCTACTTCAGCAGTACCATTATAAAACATTACACTACCAGACCGAGTTTGATTAGTAGTATTTTCTTTTACAGAAACCTTAAAATCATATTCATAATTGGTAGGATTACCACCAATTAAATCTACAGAAGCCCAATCGGTAACGGTAGAATCCAAATCAAAATCAGGTTGAACAGCAACTTTACTCGTTACTTTACCATTGATTAAGGTTTCCCTATAAGATTGAAGTGTAACAGTTATACTCTGAGCTAAAGCCGAAAACATTCCATCTGGAATTGGTTCTACATAATTGATATAATCCCTAGTAGTAATACTTGCAGCTTGTTGTTCAACTGTCAAAGTTATCGAAGTATCACTACTACCAGTTTGAAATATAACGATATCTGCACTTCTTTGACTAGTAGTTGTATTCTCATCTACGGTTACTATGAGTGTATTAGATTGCTCTTCTACATGAATCCAACTTGGAGAACCCGGTATAGACGTAGTCCAAGTAGTATCTTCACTTTGACTTGTAACAGAACCGTTAACAATCTTATACCTTTTACTACTTATGGTAAAAGAGTAAGTACCACTAGGCTTAGCAGGCACTTGTTGATTTAAATCTTGAGTACCGTTATTTACCTTTAGTTCATAAGACCAAGCAACACTAGCACCTGCTTGAGTAGTTGCCATATCTAATTCCTTGCTACCATAGGTTAAAGTAAGACTTGCTCTACGAGAAGATTCAGAAGTATTTTCAGACAGAGTAATTCCTATATTATAACCATCTCCAGAAGCTTTGGTAATTTCTACATCGGTAATGTATGAAGATTTGGATTTTAGAGTTGGTGTAACATTATGCCAAGTAGAATCCTTACCATTAATTACATCATAATATCCCGACTTAACCAAACCAAAAATACTTCCTCCTACAGCAGGTGAATCACCAAAATTATCTACTACCTCAAGTACGTCCCTTGTAGATACAGTACCTGCGGCCTGACTACAAGTAATGGTTACGGTTTTGCCTGAACCTACCTGCTCATATACTACAGTACCAGTCCTTGCTTGGGTTGTGGTATTCTCTTTCATGGTAATAGCCACAGCAGCAGTAGCACTTTGTATTTCAGCAGAAGTAGATTTAACTTGGATATTAACACCTTCATGTGAACCTTCTACTAAAGAACCATTAATATATTTTTCACGATAACTACTAATTGTCCCAGATTTAGTTGTACCAAGGGCATCAAAGTTTAACGTTGGAGTAGAAGTAGTTAATGTATATCTCCATTCTACTAAATATGCACTTTGAGTTACCGTAACCTCTTTATAGACAGTATCCATAGTTGCCCTTACTACTACGCTTCTTTGATTTGCAGTTTTGTTTTCTGCTACCGTCAAAGTAGTACCGGATAAACTGAATCCGGTTACTGCAGTAGGTATACTTAACGTAGGAGTACCAGTAGCATCTGATGCTGCATTAGTTGCACCTGAAGACCAAGTGTTAGTTCTTGGTGCCCTTGCACTTGCAGAGATTTGTGATGTACCACCTTGTTCGGTAAAGGTACTTGGGTTTGCAGAAATGGAAACTACCCATGTACCTTGACTAGTATTGGTAATCTTATTCTCTGCCTGATATATATCGATTGAGGCACTACCAGATTTACCATTAAGAGTAACGGTTAATGTACGGCTTCCCAACTTAGTTCTTGCCTTTGCAGTTGTACCAAGATTAGAACCAGAGATATTTTCAGACCATACTACTGAAGCTCCAGAACTTATAGTACCACCATCATTGGTTTTACCATTCCATCCCCAAAGTTGAGAATAGGTATAAGTAGGTGTAGCTGCAGTTCCTCCTGATGCAGGGATATCTGCAATGTTTCCCAGATATACTGTTGGTGTACCATAAGTTTTTACACCAGCAGCTTGAGTTACAGTATAGTTCTGTTTTTTATTAGATTCGTCTTGTGTCCAGATATAATTAAAACCTCTTGAAGATTCAGTTTTATTTTCTGGGATGGTCATCTCCAAAATCTCAGAAGAATCTGGGTCATCTGTTCGTTTATAACTAACTGGAATTTGACTACCATAATTATGGCCATTCCTTATCTCTTGCTTGTAAGAATCTATCTCAAAAGTTACTTTACCTCCCAAAGCCCCAATAGAATTACTGCTAGCCTTAGTCAAAGTAAATGTATATTCCCAAGATTGGGTTGCTGCTGCTGCTTGTTGAAAACTACTGGTAAGAGTTTTACCAGATTCAGCCTGAGTACTAAGTCTAGAGTAATCCCTACTTGTAAGATTGGTATTTTCTAAAGCTATAAACTTATCCTCTTGAAACTGAACCCAATCTGGTAAATCTTCACTTGAATATCCTACGGATATATCAGAACCAGTAGCTACTCCGTCAAGGTATTTCCTTTTAGTAGAAGTTATACCAAATATACTGTTGCCATTAGTAGATTGACCACCTATAGCAGTAAAATTAAGAGTAGATGTAACTTGAGTAAACGTGTACTTATAAGTTACCTTATGTATATCGCTAAGCTGTACAGTTTCATTATTACCATAGGAACTAGCATTGGAGATTTCCAAGCCTATGTAATTTTCTCCCGTTCCTGTAGGAGAGAGTGCCAACAATTCAGCCTTGGTAGGGCATTCATTTGAATCCTTACCAAGGCCTACTTTAGTTTTAACAGCACTCCATGTTGCTATCTCACCCATATTAATCTAAGTTTGTGAACAAAAGTTTTTCTCTTAATTCGTCAATCTCAGCTTTCAGAAGTTTAATACCTTCGATTGCCAATACTGACATCTTAGAATAATCTACCTCTTTAACCAGGATATAGGTTTCTCCATCTTTCTCAACCTTTTCGAATTCCTCAGGATTAGGAACTGATTCGGGTTTTACCGTATTCTCAGATACCAATTCAGGGAAATGTTTTTCGATAGATTGAGCAATAGTACCAATATCATGAGTACCTCTGATGAGGAATGAATCGGTCGGTATAGAGCAGATTTCATCGAGAGTGTGTTCCAAAGGTTTAATGAAAGTCTTAAGTCTTTCGTCGGATTCTTTCCATAAACCAGAAGGAGCAGATACCTTCTTAAAGATAATCTCAGCAGTAGTACCCAACCCCAACTGGTCTCTTGTTACTCCATGAGGATTACTCATGTTCTGCATGTGAGTAGTAAGATTGGTTTGAGCATTGGTACCTGCAGCCTTAGCATCTGCAATAGCAGTAGCTTGAGCAGTAGATACAGGTTTATCTGCATCCGATGTATTATTAACATCGGCTAATCCTACTTGAGCTTTGGTTACTCCATGAGGATTAGATTTGTTAGCAATATGTAAATCTACCTTTTCATTTACATCAATATCTGCCTGAGCTCTAGTTGCAGCTTCATCAGTGATTAATTTCTCTACTCGAGTAATCTCTCCCTTACGGTCATTAACTTCTTTAGTGATATTACCTTGAAGAGTAGCATCTGCTGTTTCCAGTTCTGTCTTAGCATCAGCAATAGCTTTTTCCAGAGTAGTCTTCAGAGTAGCATCTGCATTGGTACGGTCTGTAACTTCCTTAGTGATACTTGCCTGGAGTGCATCTTTAGCAACTTTAATAGCAGCATCTCTATCCAATACCTCTTGAGCAATATCATCAGCCAATTCTCCCCTGATTGCCTCATCGGCAGCCGTTCTTGCAGCAACCTCATCTGAGATTTGTTTTGGTAAGGTAGTATCAAGTTTTACCTTATCTGCGGCAGTCATAACACCGGCCTTAGTAGTAGTAACTGCTGGTATGCTAATAGAAGAAGATGGATTAGCCTTATAGATATTACCATTACCTTTAGAAGCTGAATCGTAAAGTAAGTTTACATTATTACCATTAGCCTCAAATCTAGCCAATGATGATACAGAATTTATTGGTAACCCGTTAGCTACGGCCTCAAGAGCTTTACCTTTAGCACCATCAAAGGCAGTACCAGTGATTTCACCGATAATTAATCCACCAGAAACGATCTGTACCCAAGTAGTACCTGACCAACGGAATTGATATCCGGGATGGTCTGGGGTAATATCATTATAAGATTTACCAGCTTCACCAACTACTGCGGTAGTATGGTTTTCATCTGTATACAGTTTGATGTTAGTTACCTCATTAGTATCTGATACATCATATGTAGCATATACATCAATTACATCATCTACATAAGAAGGTAGTTGACCTGCAGGTACTTTACCGTTTTCATCCAGAGATGCTAAGCCATTAGCCTGAGCTTTAGTTGCCTTGAAAGCATTCAGAGCAGCCAATACATCATTGATATCCTCAGTGAGTTCCGTTTTCAGAGCGGTATCAGCTGCAGTTCTATCGGATATCTCCTTATCAATCTTAGTATTTAGAGTATTATCGGCTGTTGTACGGTCTGATACCTCTTTATTGATTGCTGCCGTGAGTTCTTCTTTCAGAGCCGTGTCTGCAGCTTTACGGTCTGATACCTCTTTATTGATTGCCGTAGTAAGCTTAGTATCCAAAGCTTCGTCAGCAGCAATACGAGCAGTCTCCTCAGCAGTGATATTATCCTGAAGTTCGGATTTAGCAGTATTGATATTACCGTTAAGTTCATTCTTTAATGCTGTATCGGCTGCAGTTCTGTCCTGAACTTCTTTATCTATTTTAGCTTCAATACGAGCTAACTCAGCACCATCATCATCCGAAGAAGAAGACTTAATCTGATTATCCAACTCTTTAACTGCTGCTATAAGATTCTCTGAACCAGCCAGATAATTGGTATCATCAAGTCCGGGTAATCCCAAATTATCGGTAAGACCAACAGCTGTTTTTACTTTGTTAATCTTAGTATCGGTTTCTGACTTATCTACATTAATCCGTTTTTGAACTTTACCGAAAGCCTGAGAGGTAGTATCTGTAGCCTTGATTGCCAAGTCTGCAACAGTAGTGACTTCATTTTCAGAATAACCGTCCAATTTAATATCGGTACCATTAAGTACTGGGTTTGAATCCAAACGATGAGTATTAATGGTATGTGCATTGGTTGCATCGATATTATCCTGCAAAGTTTTATCGGCAGCTTTACGAGCAGTCTCCTCAGCAGTGATGTTCGTCTGTAACTGGGTATCGGCAGCTTCCCTTGCATCTTCCTCATCATCAATACGAGTACCAAGAGCATTGTCGGCATTGGTACGGTCTTGGATTTCTTTATCTATCCTTACACCCAATGCAGTATCGGCTTCTGTACGGGCAGTTTCCTCTGCATCGATATTATCCTGCAAAATTTTATCGGCAGCTTTTCTTTCGGCAATTTCAGTATCAATACGAACTCCCAAGGCAGCATCAGCAGCAGTTCTTGCAGCTTCTTCTGCATCCAGGGCATCTTGAAGAGCCTTATCAGCAGCTTTTCTTTCTTCTGCCTCAGTTGCTAAATCAGTAGAGTTCTTATCAATCTTAGCTTCCAATCGAATATCTTCGGCCTTACGAGCAGCAATCTCGGTTTCAAGTAAAGCCTTAACTTCCAAGTAAGAACCAGAAATGTTATTCTGAATACCTTGGATTAATTCCAAGTTTCTCTGAATATTAGCCGAGTTCTGATTAATAAGAGCATCTTGGTTATTTGCTCTTGCCAATAATTCAGTACGAGTTTCAGTAACATAAGTTCTTAAATCCTCTACTGTCTTATTCAGAGTAGTACTCAGAGTAGTAAGCTTAGTATCTAAGGCAGTATCACCCTCAACCCGTTTTTCGGTTTCTGTCTCAATCTTCGTAGTTAACTCATTTAACTTCTGAGTTATGGTTGTTGCGAAGTTGGGGTCATCACCGAGAGCTTTGGCAATTTCCTCAAGTGTATCTAATACACCAGGAGCAGAACCAATGATTTTCTGAATTGCAGCTTCTACCTCAGCTTCCGTTTGGAATCCTGAATCATTCAGAAGTTCAGAAACTTTTGTGATATAGTTAGCATGCTCAGCTATACCATTTAATTTCATCAGAAGGATATCGGTAAAGTCATTTGAAGAAAGTACTTTACCATCTACCTTATCTACCTTCTTAGATTCGATTGCCTGGATAGCTGTTTTACGGTCTGATATTTCCTGAGCAATCTTATTCTCTAATAGGGTATCTGCATTCTTACGGTCAGCAACTTCTTTGTCGATATTTACCTGAAGAGCAGTATCTCCAGCTAAACGAGTATTAGCTTCGTCGGATATATCCTTAGTTAAACCGTTTACTTCGTCTTTATGATTTGCTATTGCAGTGTCCAAATTGGCCTGTATAGCATTCTCTCTAGCGGTTGCCCGGTCTTTCTCAGTAGTAATTGCTACTGTATTAGCATCTACCTTTGCTTTGATTTCATTTAAACCTGCAGTAGAACCGGTTTCCAAAGAATCAATTCTATCGCTTAAAGTTTTATCAGCAGCTTCCCGGTCTTTAACTTCTTGAGTAACCTTACCTTCTACTCGGGTAATTTCTGAAGAAGTCTGTTGGCTTAAATTAGATATCTGACCTTCGATTTTAGTTTCAAGGGCAGTATCTGCAGACTTACGGTCTCCAACTTCCTTATCCAGGTTTACTTGAAGAATTTGGTCTGCTGCCTTACGTTCTGCTGTTTCTGTACCCAGAGCAATATTAGTTGTATCAATACGAGAACTTAAATTACTATCGCCATTAGTACGGTCCACAATTTCCTCATTAACCATATCCTTAACTTCCTTATAGTTATCAGCAATGGTTTTATTCATGGCAGTGATTGCCTCAGAGTTCTTTGTGATATTTGCTTGGTTAGTAGCAATAGCCGTAGTATTAGCATTTACCTGAGCAGTCAATTCGTTCTTAACCGTATTGATAGCATCCTGCATTGACAAAGCCAAATCCGAAACTCGCTGAGTAAGAGCAGCAATATTATCGGTATGGGTTTTATCGGCATCCTTTCTATCGGAGGCTTCTTTATCAATATTTGCTTGCAGGGTAGCATCTGCATCTTTACGGTCTTGGATTTCTTTTGCCAAGTTATCCTTAACTACCTGAAGAGCAGTGTTCCCTGTTTCAGAAGAATTATCTACATACTCCTTAAGTTCTTCCTTAAGAGCAGCATCAGCTTCCTTACGTTCTACAACTTCTTTATCGATATTGGCTTGTAATGCTGTATCGGCTGCAGTACGGTCTTCTATTTCTTGGTTTACCTTTTCTGTGATTGCTGCCAACTTCTTTGTGATAGTTGAAGCAAAATTAGGGTCATCTCCTAATGCTTTAGCAATCTCTTCCAGAGTATCAAGTACTTCTGGTGCAGAACCAATAATCTTTTCGATAGCTGCCTCTACTTCGGCTTCTGTTTGATAACCAGCATCATTTGCCAATTGAGATACAAGGGTAATGTAATTAGCATGTTCCTCGATTCCATTCAACTTAGCAAGTAAGAGGTCAGTAAAATCATTCTTAGTTAAAGAATAACCTTCTCTCTTGTCTACCTTCTTGGAATTGAGGTCTGCATCTGCTGCAATACGAGCTTCCTTCTCGGCTTCAAGAGCAGCTAATACATCGGTCTTATCTCCATCTACCTTTTCTCCCAAAGCAGATATCTTCTGGTCAAGGATTTGGTCCTGAGCAGTACGAGTTGCAGCTTCAGAATTAATATTAGTCTGAAGAACTTGGTCTGCAGATTCCCGAGCTTGAGCCTCTTTATCAATGTTTACCTGGAGGGTATTATCTGCATTGGTACGGTCAGCAACCTCTTTGGTAATTGAATTCTGAAGAGTTTCATCGGCAGCTTTACGATTTACTACCTCATCAGAAAGTTTACTTTCTAAGGCAGCATCACCAGTTTGACGATTAGTGATTTCTTCAGTGAGTTTCAACTGAATGTTTGCATCTGCATTTGCTCTCAATTGGGCTTCTGCAGCAATGTCTTTTTTGAGCTCTGCCTTATCATTGATATGCAATGTATTCAGTTGGTGAATACTTTCTGATAAAGCATCGTCAGCCGTTTTACGAAGCTCAGCTTCTTTATCTACCAAGTCTTTAGCATATGCCTTAGCTTCTGCCAATGAACCAGTAGTTTCATTTCTGAGGTCTGCAATGTCAGCAGTATTCTTATCGACTTTTGCTTCTACTTTATCTATCTTATTGATAAGGTTAGTAACTGCAGTGTCGATTTTATCATTAAGTAAATCCACTGCCTTAATGAAATTAGAGTTAACCTCACTAATTTGGGTACTCAGTTTCCCTTCCTCCTCCTTAGCTCGGTTAACTTCATCTGTCAGTGCATTACGTAAATCCGTTAATTTGTTGGTAATTGTAGTAGCAAAGTTGGGGTCATTTCCCAATGCTTCTGCCAATTCCTTTAATGTATCAAGTGCATCATCGGCACCATCAATCAAATCACTGATAGCTTGTCTTACCTGTTCTTCAGTTTGGAACTTAGTATCATTCTCCAACTGAGAAAGCTTAGTGATGTAGTTTGCTCTTTCTTCAATGCCTTCCAGTTTCTCTTTGAGTTTATCCGTGAAGTCATTTTTAGATAAGTCGTATCCTTCTCTCTTATCTACCTTATTGGCAATAGAAAGAACGAATGCCCAGAACTCATTAATAGTTCCAGCAAACCCAGCCTTTACGAAGTCATCAAAATAACCTTGTAAAAGTCTTTGGTCAATTTCTTCATTTGTGTAATACTTACTTACGTACATATTGTTATTATTTTAAGGATTGATTACTTGCTTACCACAGAAGAAGTCAGAATTCTTATCTCTGAATGGTTCTCCTTCTTTTCCACAGAAGGCATTCATTGGAATATCTGGATGTTCTGGGTCTGGATCTCCCCCGTCTTCAATATCACCTCTGATTATTGCATAATCTGGAAGTTGATTGATACGGAATTTTATCACCTGGCCAATACCCGGATGAGGTATTATCTTATCCCAAACTTCTCCAAAGTAATCTTGAAAGCAAGTAACGAACTTACCTCCAGTCATAGACTGAAATGTAGTAACGTCTAAATTACTTTTCTTACTTTCAATATGTACTCCAGATGTACCGTTCAAGACAATCAGGTTACTGTCAAACCAAATACCGTTTCCGGTATTAATTGGTTTCCATCGTAACATTAACATCTTTGCCATATACTTTTCAATTTTATTCTACGAATTGTATTTTGGTATCTCGGTCCCTTTTTAGGATAACCATGAAGACTAATGCTTCATCCTTGGCCTGAGCAACTTGTGTATCTCCAGAAGGCTTATAAGTTATACCATTGATTACAAATCTATCTTCAGACCAGTTAAAATCCCAATAGCCTTCTGGAGTTAAATATCCCAGTTGTTCTATATATGATTTAGTAACCAGTATTGATAAATTCTCATCATCGAGTTCTCCAGTTACTGTTGCCTTATTAATAGGCCAGTTTCTGAAGGCATTGTAATAACATAATGCCTCGATTGGTATATTATAATATTTAGGGATTTCATCTTCTCCATGACTTAGGAGTTGATTTACATTCTTTGCCCAAGTTATAGTTTGCCTACCAGCATCTATATCCAAGAAATCATTTATAATCTTCTTGTATCTATCCCAAGACCGGTTCTTAACCAATCTATGAGGAGTCTTGGTCATCGTTTTCTAATTAAGGTTCTACCATTACGTTTTACTGGAGAGCTGGGGTTTGGCCCATCTATTAATCCAGGTCTTCTTCTGTCTACTACTCTTGGAACTACTACATGACTTGCTTGGTCACAGAATGGTAAGTAGATTTCCAATCGTCCAGCTAACATACAAAGGTTTTTTCTTAACTCGTCTATGATACCACCAGGTTGCATTGCTTGAGAAAATGTTTTCCATAGGGAAGATGTTGCATCGGCAAGTGTATCATAGTACTGTACTTCAGTAGGCCCAGTTGTGATTTGTTTGATTCTATCACCTCGAGCTTGTTCCGGTTTAGAAGAACCATCACCAACTTGTTCTTTGGTTGAAGTAAGTTGACTTAGGTATTCTCCTGTACTTGTTAATAAATTAAGAAGCTTAACATTGAGATAATCCCATGCTGCCAATTCCATAATTAGTTGGTTTTCTAGAGCTTCATACATTAACTCATCATTATATTTATCCAGTGGGATAATATGATTTACTAGCGGTTGGATATATAACTGCCATTTAGTTATGTACATTGCTTTCTCTTCTGATGACATACCATCTGAGATTTCTGAAGGAATGTAATAATTGATTAGGTTATATATACTATCAGTTAATGTAGTTTTGGACTCGGTATTTACAATTATGGTTTTAGTTGCATTTAAGTTAAGTCCTTCGGAGTTCGTTATGTTCAACGCTACTGTATAGAATCCGGACTTTTCATAAGTATAAGTAGGTTGTTTAACATCATAAACGGACCCCTTATCATCACCAAAGTCCCAGTCAAAAATGGCCTTGGCTGGGACTTTGGTTAATACTCTAAATGAAACTTCCAGACCATTCGCAATAGCTACAAAGTCTAGATTGTCCATGGTATCTTATTTTTTAGATTCTTCGAACTCTTCCAACAGAACCTGAATCAGAGTTTCAACTGTATCACCTTTGTCGGCAACAATTTCGTGACGAGCAGCGATAAGGGTTGCTTCTTCGAGAGTATAGGCTTTGGCAATCTTTTTGATTTCCATGCCTTTTTCGAACTGAGCATTCAGTTTCTTTTCCAACTTATCGATGTCATCATTGGAGTATTTGTCGACAGCTTTCTTATCAAGAACCAAACGCAGGTGACCTGAATTCAAAGCCATCTGAATCTTTTTAGTTCTGTACTGTCGAGCACTCAATTCTTTTTCTTCTCCTCTACAAATTGTAATACCTGTAGATTGGTCATGGAAGCTGTAAGCTTTAGCACCTACAGTTACTTTATATTTATCCATAATTTTACTAAGTTTTTAGATGTTTAAAATTAGGGGTAGGTCCTCGCAAAACCTACCCCATCAAGAAATGGAATTATTTGTAAAATAAACCAGGTGTATTATTACTCAAGGTTAACCAAGAGATACGGGTCAATGTTCATAAATTCGGGGAATCCAAATTCTGAGAACTTCTTCTCTGCAGACAGAATCAATGCAGCATCCTGATACATCTTAGAGAAGCCTGTAGTCAGAGTAGCATAGATTGCCTGAGTCTGATTTGATACAATTCTTTCTGATTCAAGCATCAACTGTTTTGCAGTCAGCTTAATCAAAGCAGCAGTTGTATCAATCAACAGCAAGCCTTGGTCGGGTGTACCCGGGTGAATGTAGAAGTTAGCATTCTTAGGTACAGGAGACTTCACATTCAGTGTAGCTTCAGTTGTACCAGAATGACGTTCTTTGAATTCCGGCAAGTTCAGCATTTCAATTGCTTGGTCTTCACCACCAATCATAGTAGTAAAGTTACGTCCCATACGAGCAGCTCTTACCCAGATATGCAGCAAATCTTTGTAAGTGATACCATTCGTAGTTTCGTATACACCGATAACCGGAGCAGATTCTGAACCATCGGGTTTGTTACCGTTGATAACAACATCCATTGCCAGAGTATCCATTGCATAACCGAGCTGAACACCGAAGTCACGAAGGTAGATTGCCAATACATCCAGAGATACGTAGTTACGAACTTCATCAGTAAGTTTGAATCCCTTACCAATTTTGAAGAGACTTACTGATTTCTGTCCAAAGCTTACATCTCCCAATGGGATAGTTTCTGCTTCATTAACCTTTGCAGGAGCAGCATCTGACATGTTAATCATCGGCATGATTGCGCTAAGACCACTGATTGACTGGTCAGAAGCAATAATCTCCGGATAGAACGGAGCCTGGCGCATACCAAGAGTGATGGCAGAACGAATGATTTCCGGAACAATCCAACGAACATCTTGCTGAGGCATTGTGAAGATGTTTTCCATTGTGTCGATTTTCGGATTGATATCCAACTTCTCGAACAATTCATCTTGGGTAATACCCCATTTACCAGTGGTAAGTTCACCTAATGTGATGTCCACAGGTTTCTTGTTCTGTGAACCTTGACGGTAAGCATCCAACTGCTGTACCATTTGAGGAAGTTCTTTTGCGAAGTCTTCTCTCTTCAATTTTGAAATATCAACTTTTTCCATGTTTCTTCTTCTCTTATTTAATAAGTACTTGAATTACCTCGTTTGCCTCATCTGCAGGTATGATGGCAATGAAAGGTGTAGCATCTGTTGACTGATTTGCTTTTACAAATCTGTCGTTCAGCAAGTCACCAGAGGGAACTACATATCCTGCTTTTAAGTCAGCAGCATTAGATACCCAGTTACAAATCATGTAACCTTCTACAGCAACAGTTACCTCTACTGGGAATTTGTTCTGTGCCTGGTAAGCAGGATTTACATTGTCGGTTACTGCCACTCCGATATATACCTGAGTAGATTCAGTGTAAGGTTCAATTAAACCGTCTTCTCCAAGAGCTACCGGCATACCTTGCAAAATTGTTTCACCATCTTTTACACAGAAAGCTTGGTGCAATTTGTGTGATTCACTTTTGTAAATCACCGCTCTTGGGGTCTTTTCCCCAAACAGCGTCATTGGCTGGTCTTTGTTTACGATTTTAGTCATAACAGTGATATTTATCGATTATTACTTGAATTTCTTCTTATACAAGTCTTCGAGGGTTTCCGAAGTAGACTTGGCTTCTGCATTCGAAGTAGTTGCAGGTTTCTGAGTTCCAGTCTTTTCATCATTCTCTGCAACAGAAGAAGCACGGCTTACATCATGAGAACCACAGCTTGCACATACCATTGGGAATTTTTCTTCCAGACGACTCTGATAATCCTTAGTTAAGGAGATGAGAGTAACGATGCCAGTAGTTTCGGCATTCAACATTGTAACAATAGTTTCATCGGCTTTGTCACCCATCAACTTCTTGTAAGTAGTAACAGCATTTTCACGGAGAGAAGCAATGTGATTCTTTCCTACAGTTGCCATTTCCTTCAAGTTTGCAACTTCTGCATTCAGGTTGGTAATCTGTTCTGTAAGAGAAGATTTCTCTGTAGTAAGATTATCTACCGTTGTCTGAAGACTGTTTTTGGATGATACCAAGCTTTGAATACAAGAAATAACTTCTTCCTGAGTCATTTCTTTGCCCTCTGCCAGAGATAACATGTTATCTCCGAAAAGCTTTTCTAAAAATTCTTGCAATTCTTTGTTCATATTTTCTTTATTAGGATTATGATTTTCTTGGGTACCATTATCATTAAAAGAATCTGGAGTATTGTCCTTTTCTTGGAATGAGTTGAAATCCGTTTTGTAGTCAGTAAAGAAGTACTGTTTGGACTTGTCATCCCGATATTCCTCATAAGAAGACCAGGTTCTTTTTGCAAAGGTTGGATTAATGATTTTACCATCTTCACCAATCTTTTGAGCAAAAGAATCGGCTCCATGAGATACCAGAGATGTTTCCATATAACGAACTACTTCAGTAACTACTCTACGAATCATTTCACCCTTAGAGTCATAAGTACCAAGCTTTTGGTAGAATTCACCATCTTCCATTCCTGGATGTGATTTATCCCACTTAAACTGTACTGTTACTGAGTTACTGTGAATTGAAGGAGGTTCCATAAGAATACCTCTAGCAATTCTTGGGTTAGCTTTACCATCAATCTTCAGAATACCATTGATACCTGCAGGTATAGTAAAGCTTCCATCCTTATAAGACTCCTGCCACATTACTTGAGATACAGCTCCAATTGCATTACCAATATTGGTTTCATGGTCGCAATTTACTGTTTGTCCAAGTAACATTCTCATAGAAGCCTTAAGTACTCCATTCTGACCAAAGTCAGTAGGGTTCCAGTTCTTAGATACAATCGTTTCAGAAAGTAATCTAAACATAGGTTCTATGAACTCTTCGTCCTTTGGAGTAAGTTCTGATTTATCAAGGTTTGGATAATAGGTATTATAATCTATATCTCCTCCCCAAAATCCAAATTGAGCAATGGTATCCGGTGTCGGAGTCTTCCATTTGTAATAATTCTCTGAGAAAGCCTGGGCTCCAACTGCTTCTGGGATATACCCAGCCATAATGGTATGACCCTGGCCAATCACCATTGAATCAAGATGCTCTTTGTTTTTCTTAGTAAATTTACTCATCTTGCTTTTGTATTTTGGTCTCCACGAGATGGAGCCGGATTAGTTTTATCTCTTGACCTACGAGCAGATTGGTTTTTATCATCCTGCCTTTGCTTCTTCTTGGTTCCCTCTTGAGGGTCTGAATTACCCTTAGCAAATTGGTCCTCAAGTGAAACTCTTGGTTCGTCTTCATCAGGAGAATCATAACCCATTGCCCAAGCATATTGGTCTTGGCTAATGATACCAGCCTTATATAATAAATCCAGGTTTTGGATTTTATACTGAAGACCTTGTTGAACCTTAACTTCATCAGAGATAGTTGAAGTTCCCCATGATATCTTTATTCCCTTATTATCAAAGCCTGCCAGACGCAGTTCTAGAGAATAAAGAAAATCCAATACATAAGTTACAAGCATTTGGATATTTTTTAACTGGCTGATTAATTTAGACAGCATTATACCCGTTGCTCCTTCTCCTGTTGTTGAACTAACTCCAATAAGGTTTCCATTAACTCCCAAACCATTTGCAACTGATTGCTGATTCATGTTCCAAGGTTTCTCAATATTACCAAGTTCCTTGGTAGTTGAATTGAGTTTAAACTCATGGTCATCAATGTAACCAGTTACTATACCGTCTTTCATACCATTACGAAGATTTCTTTTCAAATCTTTTAATGTACGTTCAAGACGGGATTGATAAGCTTGTAAGCTTTCATTTGGATTCTGGTCTGGTTTAGTCATCTTAGCTTCCAAGAATCCTACCATACCAACCATTTCCATGATATGTTTGAAGTTAACCTTCATATCATGTTGGCCTTTTAATGAATCCAATGCTGCCATAAATGGTGGAATCCCATAAGGTTCATCGGTATCATTAAACATACCAGCATACACATAAGTTTCTGGGTTTAGTTTGATATAATCTTGGTGCTTTACGAAGTAATTCTTATTCCTCTGGTAAGGAGAATATACTCCATTGTTCTCTCTTTTGAAAACAATGTTCTCGGGTCTAAGGAATAAGACTGTGTCCAAACCATCCAACATATCATTGGGAACTCCTTCAACAGAGATAGCTCCACTAACAAGGCATTGTACAATCATCTTATTAACTAGACCATCTATACCAGCAGTATACCTGGACCATTTCTTAGTAGCTTCAGTAAGATGTTTTCTCATCTTATCTGCCTCGGCATCCGAGTTATTTGGGAATGTTACCGTATGACCGGTGTTTGCCAACTTAAACATATCCTGCAAAGCAATGCCCATATCCGGATTTACCTTATATAAATCACGAATCAAAGGGATTACTTCAACACGAAAAGAAGGGTCTACCATTACGGTCATCCCTTTCAGAGTACTGAGTAAAGAGTTATCTTCATCCACTGATACTCTACCAGGAGATATAGCAGCAGCTTTTGGCTTGCTTGGCTCCTTGTTTGATTCAGGAGGTGGGTCTTTCTTTCTACCCCAACTCCAATTAAAATTGAGCTTTTTCATTTCGGTTGTACTATTACGTTAGTTTTTCCTTTTCTTATGTGATTACAGATTGCTTTACCGAATATAGAGTCATCTGCATATACATCCCCTTCTAGGTCTACATCTACTGTAGAGTTGTTAGCTCTATGCTTACCCATTGCAACTGGCCTACCTAAACCATCATATATGAAGGTATATGCTTCTTGAACAAAGAAAGGGTCTTTAACAGTGATATTATCTTCTCGAATATCCTGTTCAAGTCCCTCTACAATAACAGAACGGTTCTTTTGTGTAGTTAACCATCCTGGAGATTTATCTACCTCAGGTCTAGATTTACCTTTCTTCTTAAGCATTTTCTGATAGTAATACAGTTTTGGATAGCCTTCAGTTTGAAGAGCAGAAGTTACTGCTAATCCAACATCGTTGGATTCTGGAGCAATAGTGGCAAAGTTAAATAAATGCCCGGTATCTCCAAGCAATCTTGCATACTTATCTACTGAAAGTCTACCTTTAAATACTGCTTGTTCTTCTCCCTGTTTGTCCATGCAAGTAAATGCAGAGTAGTCAGAAGACCTACCAGTTGAAACGTCAGCACCAATGAAATATTCCTTATCTGGTGCTGGTTCCAAGAATTGCCGATATTGACCATTAAACCTTTTCTTAATAACCGGATAATCACTAAGACAGTCTTCGATAGCTTTTATGTCAGCTAAGTCGAAGACCGTATTTCCAGATGATAAGAAGTCACCATCAATTTCTTGTGCAGTTCTTTTGGTTCCCAAAGCAGAAGACATTTCATTGTACCAATTGATGTCTCGTTCTGGGTGCATTTGCCAATACAATCGAAGTGGGTTAAATGGATTCCCACCTGCAATAGCATCAACCCAAGTTGAGTGGTAGAAGTTACCAACTCCATAAGGAGTGGAATTGATGATAGCAGCTCCACCAGTGGAAAGAGTAGGGAAAGCGGCTGCCCAAATCTGGGCTGCCCATCTAACTACTGCTGCTTCATCAATTACCAGTAAGGATAGAGATTCTGAACGACCGGCTTCTGAAGACGTTGGGATAGATTCTATGAATGAGCCATTATCGAACTCTATCATTGATGCAGAACCATATTCTCCCGAACGACCATTTATAATCGGTGTCTGTAAATACCATGGCAGGTTTTTGTACATGAACTTAATCTTCTTAAGTACCTTCTTTGCTGTTGTGTCCTTGATTGAGATAATGTTAATCTTCTTGTTAGGATGATACATTGCCAACCATAGGCAGTACATGGATATAAGCTCCGTAATACCTGCCTGCCTGAACTTAAGCAGAATATTGAAACGTTCTTTTACGAAGTTATACAGAACCGATTTTTGATACGGGTAAAGTTCAAATCTTACCTTTCCCCTCATGGGGTGTATCACATAAGTGAAAAGGCTAAAGTAAAAAACATCATTACTAACTTTAGCAAGTGTTGCTAGTTCTTCCCTTGTGAGAGCAGATGTGTTAGTTTCTATGTTAATCTTCTTTGCCATAATCAAAAGTTATATGTTACTGAAAACTCTAAGTCAGCTTTTATTCCCGAAAAGAACTTCGGATAATGAAAAGCATTTATACCGAGTTTATAATTGAAATTAGTAGTCTTGATTGAAAGGCCTGTCCCTATGTCTAACATTTGATTAAAGACCCTATATTTACCATAAACGTATGGACTTAGAGTTAGTTTTCTAATTCTTTTTTGAGTTAATTGACCTTCATACCAATTGTACTTATACTTACCTAAGTCCATGTTAAACATTCTCGTTGAATAGGAGTTTGTTTCTTTGTTGAATAAACTTAGGTTCAATTGGTTTTTATCCAAGGTAAATTGGACCAGAGAATCTTCTCTACTAATTCTATTCGAAGTAACCGCTGTTGAATCAGAAGCTTGGGGTTTAGTCGAATTGCTACTGTTTCGATAGAAGTCGTAGAGAAGAATTCTCTGGGGCTGAACCAATTGTGTATATGGTGATTGGGGCTTGAAGTTCTCTTTCAGTTTGATTGTATCAGGAATGCCAATGACCGATGAATCAGGAAGTTGTCTGATATATGAATTCAGTTTGTAATTCCTGAAGCAAAGGTAAATAGTAAATCCTAGAAGTAGAAGGAATGCAAAATTCTTGATGCTATTTCGGTTCATGACGAATAAAGGTTTTAAGCTTACTCCTCAACCAAAATCGTTCTACTCTAGAAAGTTTAGACTTAACTAACATAAACTTCAGTTGAAAAGAAGTATGGGTTTCTACAATTTCAAAACGTATACCAGGAATATTCTTAAACACTAATCGGAAAAGTTTTAAGATTCCTATCAAGTTAAGCTCAGTAACTTTGAGCTTGTAATTTATCAATCTCATAATCACAAAATTTTTAGGTTTCAAATCGAAATAGTCGTACGATTAATATTACTAACTATCGGTAATCGCAAAGCGATTACCTTTTATCGAACGTAGTGAGATAAATTTCCTATATCCTAAAACATATATCCAATATCTACTACAAACAATAGCTATATACGCATATAAAAATATAGATATATATACGTAGTATATTATATATCTATATTTTTCAAAGGGCGGTTTGGACTAATATATACTAAAGTATATATTAACATTGAAGTATACCTAGACCCTTTTGATACATCGTCTAAACCAAATCCCAACTTCATATACAGAACCTTTGGCAATTGTATACCTTGCCTTGTTAAGCCAGTAAAGGTAATTGCCTTCATCCATGAAAATCTTGTAGGCTTTAGGGAATCCCATAATTGCTTTGAAATCTAAAATCCCAAGAGGGTAACCATCGGGTCGGAACTGTCTATCAGCAGGTCTTAAAGTTAGAGGAGCTTTATCTAACTCTAATCTGTACACTCCTGGGAGAGTACTCATCTTAGCAGTCTTTATGGGCCATTTCTTTTCATTCTTGAAGTCACTATTCCACAATAGCTGAATCTTTTTAACGGTTAGATTCTTCTTTTTAGGAAGCTTCCGATAATCATACATTGCCAGGGTTTTATCCAAAGGAATGTTATAATTCAATGGATTCTGATAATCGTTAAGTAGATTTCTAGTAATTGTTGGAGTTTTTACTTGGAATACTTCATTAAAAGCATTCAAGTATTTCTTACCGGTTTTCTTATGCACTCCAATGATAACTAAACGTTTCCTTGATACTTGGGAGTTCCCATAGTCGGAAACGCTTCTTTCGTGAAAAATAAGTTTATAGTCTTTAAAGGCTTCATGGAAGTATTCATTGGGTAAAAGAGATAGCAAACGAGGCAGATTTTCAATAAGAAAAATCTTAGGCTTGTAATAATTGATTCCCTCTATTACTAGATTTAAACTTCGATTATCTTTAGGTTTGCCCAATTCTTTAACCTTTGAAAGCCTCATAATAGACGACATACCACAGTCTGGAGAAGATAAGATAACATCTACTTTCTCATCAAACTCAGGTAAGTTATACCCTTTATAGAACGGTATATCTTTAAAATTAGCCTTCCACTGACTTTCACAATTTGTATGAAAAACGGTTCTTGGCTCAATATTCCCTAATAGGTGCTTCCTAAAAGGGAAGAGCAGACCTCCTTGGCCTGCACATATCCCTAATATATTCATTTTTTGTAGCTTCTAAGTTTTACATACTTAACCCAGGAATAATGTTTACGTTTCCTGATATATTCCAGGTCGTGGTCATTATTATGGGCTTCCTCTTCGAAGCTTACATCATGGTATCTTTCGCTTTGTTTGTTCCACTTAGCAAAGAACATGATGATTAGGTACTCGATTGCATACCATAAGTAGTAGAATACCCACAACATCTCTTGCATTTGTTTGAGATGAATGTGCTCATGGTTGTAATCATAGGTGTCAAACTTAGCACCTTTTCTCACAAAGACAATACCGAATAGGTTCATTGCCTTGTATCCCTTGAAAGGGATGAATTTGTTGTAAATTACCTTCATTATATCTTGTTTTTAAAGTTTTCGTAAGCGTTTTTTAACTTCTGGTCATAGGCATTTTCAGCATAACCAGGACCATTATACTTCCGAGCAAAGCCTGCCCAGTCATGTTCTTTCAGATTTTTCAAGCAACTGGTATTATTCATGTAGTAATACATGAGTTTTAACTGACTTTCATGGGATTCCTGCATCTTTTTCACGAATTCGAAGACGTCTTTACAGCCACAATAGAGGTGATTGAAGCCCATAATCTGAAACATTCCCCAAGAAGCCGACTTCAAAGCACATTCTTCGTCGATTTTCTTGGCAATTTCGAGTCTTTTGTACTCACTTGCTCCTCCTAAGTACTTCGATTTATCCCATTTTGGGAAACAAATCGTAGGGTAACTCTTTTGAGCAGCTACTGACTTGTCTAAACCGAACTTATTTTTGATTTCTTTGTACATAATGTGACCTTCAAACAGAATTTGAGGTCTACCATCTACTAAAAATCCATCTCTGCCTGCTGCTTCTACCAGTTGTACTGCTTTAAGCAAGGCTGGCTCTAGTCCCAAATCATTGGCTAGAGCCACAATCATTTCATTAGTTAACTTATCCATAACGTTATATTTTAAAGTTCATTAAAGATTAGAAAGTATTGCTGAATACCTTACTTAGGATGGTTCTTTGGGTTCTATTATCCTATATAATTTAATAATGTAGAAATATGGAAACTGAAAAATGTCACTTATGCAATGGCTCTATTAATTTGCATCTGTACGAACTATCTAGGGCAATTCCTAAAATAATGGAAGCTAAACAACTCTGCTTTCATTGTGCTTTTTGGCATAACATTAAAGAAGAAGATGATAAGGTAAGAAAGGATTTTTCGATGGAAATCCTCCCATTAATTACTCCAGATTATCGTCATTACACTATCCATCTTAATTCCTTATGGATAGAAGTTGGTACTTTCAGAAGAGAACGTATTAAAACTTCAGAAAAATATATTGCCATGCTCACCGGAGATAATTCCATGGTTATTAACTCATATAACAATTGGGGATTCCAGGGCATAATTCCAGAACACTCTAGAGGACTTTTTACTCCAAATGGAATAATCCTTACTTCCGTAGAACTTATGGAACTCTTAAGTCGCAAATACTTTACCTCAGAGGATTTAAAATTTATGATTCAAAATTATACAGATAATAAATAATTTTGTATATTTGCATAAACATTTTAATAATAAAGATATGAAAAAGAACAAAGAAACCAAAAAGCTAAAGGAGGGTGAAGAAGTCATTTTCTCTGATGGCAAAACCTTAATGGAGAAGGTAATTGTAGAATCTATCGATAAGAAAGGTGGGTTTGCAGTACTGAGTAACAAAGTAAAGGTATCAAGAACCCTGGGACCCGATGGATTCTATACAAGGTTAGATGGTAAATCAAGTATGATATTACCTCTAACAGATAAATCTGAATTGGATTACCAAGCCTTCAAAGCTTATTTCTCAATTAAGAGAAACCTGGATTTTATCGAAGCCAAGATAAAAGATATGAAGGACAAAGAGTTCAGTGAACTAATCGTAGAGTTAGATAAGAAGATATCCAAAATCGTAAATAAGTACTTTGAACAATGACAACTTGGATAATCTTGGGAATTATATATGCCATATGTTTTATACCTGCATGGTTTATGACCAGAGTAATTACCTCATCCCACCCAATGAAAAGGGTGGGGTTCTTTTTCCTAACTATCTGGTTAATCATGCCTCTATTTCCGATATATTTACTAATCACATATTTTAATAACTATGAACAGAGAAATAACGACGAAGAAGGTAGGTAGGCAAAAGAAGCTTACCAATCCATGTCCAGTAATTAAAGGAGAAGTACAGATAATGGTAGGAAGTCCAAAGTGTATTACCTACCAATGGTTTGAAAGAAAATTAGAGAAGGATGGAAAAGCCTACGTACACTGCAATCGATTATAATTCCAAAGAGAATAAGGTAATCGAAGAAAGGATAAGAAATTACTATCTTCCAGTAAAGAATACATTTGAAGCAGTCCTATATGGAAGGCTTAATATACCCGATTCTCCAAGAGGATTATGTGCTGACCTAATTGATGTAAGCAGAACTATCAGTAGAGAATTTGCATTAGTCGAAGAAGTTTTCCTATGGAGACATGTAATTAAACCATGGTTCACCCCACAAAGGTTTAATATCGAGATAGTATACTTTGGTTATTATAACCCTACCATCATAAAATTGCAAGGAGAAGGATTAAGAATTGAAGGTAGGATATGGTATAGAATGCCATTAGAAAACCTAGAAGGACATGAATACCTTCTAGGAACAGCATTCTGGTTCCCTGTATCTAAAGAATATAATGATAACCGTATTAAAATACTAGAGTGTGCCCTGGAAGATTTAGAGAGAATTAAAAAGGAGGGAGAACCTAAGCTCCCTCCCATTACCGAAGATGAACCTATAATTTATTAGAGTATGAAAGATATAGATTTAGCAAAGCTTACCAAAGAGGAAGAGGAAATCCTTATGCTTACCGAAGAGATTTGGAATAGGTTTTTGGCATTACCTATCAATCATCCGATGGAGGCAAATGAGATAGCGATGAAGATACATGATATCCAGAGGATGATTATATCTAGGCCTGGATTTAGGATGAACCAAGAATTATTTAGGGAGTATGGTAAAGGTAACAGTGATAAGGGATAGGCCTACCAAGAGGATTCTTAAATGCAGAGAGGGTAATAAGATTTGGTATCAGTTATGGATTACCAAGTCGGATATGATTTGCATTGAAAGGTTCTTTTATGAAGATGGTGAAGTTAAGAGGTGGTGGTTACCTAATCTTCAACTTTGGTATGTTTTCTTTTATGAAAAGAGAGCGGGTAAGAGGAGAGGAGTTCTTGGGAAAGATAGGACTAAGGTTCTAATCAATAGTATACCTTAATTAGTTGCCAGGGATATTAGGTCTCTGGCTTCTTTGTGTGGTTTGTGGGATGTCTAGGTACCCCTTAATACGAGGGGCTCAAAAGTTGTGGTACTAAATGGGGGGAACGGTTACGTTAAATTTAACATTTAAAAATAAAAGTAAGGGACAAACATTTATTCATTTGTCCCTTTCAATATTAATATACGATTGTATCGTAGTGCTTATTAAAATACTTATCAAAGAAATTTTTATTTTCTTTGTGTGTGCAAGCAAATAAATATATAATGAATAAACTAAAAGAAATTAAAGTAATATCTAAATAATTTCTTTCGTCTATATCTAATACATTATTAACGTTATCAACGTAATTTTCTAATGTATTTGCGTCTATTAATTGATAACAGTTATCAATTAAAACTATTATATAACGTTTATCTAAAACGTTTGCTACAAAATAAAGTAAGCAAATAAAACAAATAACTACTATTAAAGTAGCTACTAATAAAGTAAATATAAGCATATTATTTAAAATTTTAAAAAAAAAGGGAAAGATTAAATCTTTCCCTTTTTAGTTAGTTACTTGAAATTCTTAACAATATTCAAACCTTTTGTAAGAACTTCTTTTTTTGTGTCCTTTGTATTTTCGCTTGCAATCGAAGAAAAAGAAAAATCATTCACTTTATAAACTTCTTTATAAAATTCTTTGAATGCTTTAATTAGTTTAGTTAACTTTTCTTTATCTTTTTGTTCATACATTTTGCAAATAGATTCAAGCAAAGAAAAAGTATTATTTCTAATCTTTTTTCGTGTGCTTTTCTTTTGCTTTTCATTCAGACCGTTAAACAAAGATTCAATGTAAATTTCTGTTTTCTTTCCCAAAGAAGTTTTTAAAAGTCCGTTTGTATCGCTTTCTAATTTTTTAAAAATTGATTCAACGGATAAAGTAATAGTGTTATTTGCTTTTGCTTGCGCTTTTGCTTTTTTTGCACTAACTTTGTTTACTTTGTTGTTAGCAACTTCTTTTTCAACTACTACATTTTTTAATTCTTCCATAATAAAATTACTTTTTAGTTTTTATATTTATTTTATTATATCCTTTTCTCTATAAAACTAAAAGATTTATAAGAAAAAGAGAAAAGGAATAAATTAATTTTATATTGTTTCAATATGTCAAGTATCGCTTTTTGATTACATTACAAAGATACAATTTAATTTTTAATCAACAAAATTTTCAGAGAATTTTCTTTTTAAAAATTGTTAATCAAAATTTTAAATATCTCTTTGCTTTTTCAACAATACAAAGATAAAAAATATATTTTAATCTGCAAAACATTTTGAGATTTTTTTTTGAGAAATTTTTTAAGAATTATTTTTAATAATTTCGTATGAAAAATTTGCAAGTAGGTTTTAGGGGTTTGAATTGGGGGCATGGTTTGGAGGTAATATGATAGGTATATTGATGGATATAGGGAAGGAGTTGGTATAGGTACCACTTTAGAAAAAAGAAGGCTCCATACAGTCCGGTAGTTATTATCTGTATATTATCATACATTAAAGGCCATTAGGTGACTAGCAGGCTTTTATACCAATGCCCTGGGCCATATATGGAGTCCTAAAGAACTAAGGCCCATAATTAGGACATGGGTAAGCCTTAGCAAGTCCCATGATGGCCTAGAGTTAGGCTACATAAGAAAAGCCCAGTACCTTAGATAGGCATGGGCTTAGGTGTAACATAGTTAGCGATTAGCATGAATATATGTCGGTAATGATAAATGTATTATTAGCATAGTTTACGATTGGTTCGCAGGTTTCATTGTTTTCGCAGAATACATTGTATAAGGCAGCTTGGATATATTCGATGTCGGCATCGGAATAGGTAGTGCCTGTAGTGAAGACCCAGGTATGAGTACCTTTATAATCTGTGACCGTAGAAGTAATTGAAGCAAGATATAACCGGTATACCTTAATAGAAGTCTTTTGAATGGCTTCTAGGATAGGAATGATATATTCTTGGTATCCTTCTGGGTCTGAGATAATGGAATCGTCATGGCCAGTAGAAATGATTACCATGTTAGAGGCAATAGGATAATTGTTACCGTTGAGGATTTGGTTTGCATTAAATTGTACTGTTTTCATATCTATATATTTTTAATTGTTTATAGTGCAAATATAATGCTTTTTATTTATTTATGCAAATCCTACTGAGGCCCATAATGGATAATGTATTATAGCTCTAATACTAATATTACGTATCTCTCTATCAGTACTCTCTCAAAAGAAGTATCTCTTCTAGCAATCTAAAGTTTCTTTTTAACTAACTACAAGGGCCATTAATAACATACTTACTAGTTTTAGGTACCCCTAACAGCCTACATTTTTAATATAATCCCAATAAATTTGATGGCCATGAATGGTATATTTAATTGCCTAAATCCTACAAATCCGATTGCCTAATCCCAACCATTTCTATATAATATATTATATAATAAGCGGCCATTAGGGGTCTAGGATTAAGGGGATTTAGGTACCCAAATGGGCCTTAGTTGTGGGCCTTTTAGGCAATTGGTTATAATGACCAAAGGCTGTGAGACTGATGTGTTAGATAGCTCTATAGTAGTGGTGTTGTATAGTGATAGGGGGGCTAGGCCTAGAAGTTTGCCTTAATCCCAACACCCCCGGAAGGCCTTCAAATTAGTTATATGTATATTGATTATATGATTGGTGATATTAGGTATGTGTATTATGTAACATAGTTAGGCCCAGTATGATTTTGTATTATATGTTCATACTGGGCTTTAGTATTTATTTTGATATTTGTTTTTGTTTGTTAGTGGGGTTTGGTATTTGATGGTATATTTTATCCCTGTAGGTTAATGATAACCAGGTATATAGGATTACTGGGATTAGTAGTAGGGTTTTCATTTCCTTTTCTGTTTTAATTTGTTTTGGGTACGTAGGTGCTTGTTGAAGATTGCACCTGAGTCTGTGTAGTAATTGGGGTTTGGTTTACCTGGAGTAGGAAAGTGTTCATTCCATTTATCCTGGTGAGGTATGTATACTTGGTTCTTGGATTTCTTTTTCATAGGTCTAATATTGCGGTTTTGAATCCTATTGATGTTAGTTCTTGGGTTTGGATATGTACGATTTCGAAGTATTCCTTGATACCCTGTAGAGAATAGAATTGTAATACTCCTCCGTCTCCGTATTCAGCATTTACCTGGTTTATGATTTCTTGATAAGCCTTGTCTTGGTTATCTTCAAGTGAATGGTAGATGTCTTGGACTTGGCCCTCTTCTACGATTACTAAGGTTGTGATTTTTAGTTTCATTTTCCGTAATGTTTTAGTTCTTGGTTATACTCTGGGTATTTTTTCTCGTAGTAGTCATAGAGATATTGGTATTCGTCATCTCCTGACCAGCAATCAAGGAAGTAATCATATTGGTCCTCGGTAGCTTGGGATGGATGTATTCCCAATGTATACTTGCAGTAGTGTTCCCATACTGTTTTAGGTTGGAATTTATTAGTTGGGAATGCCATGACTACTAGAGCCATGGCAATTGATGTTAGGATTATAAGTTTAGTTCTCATTTGATAAGGGATTTGAAAAGGTTGATAGTTTGTTCAGCACCCTGGTAAAGAGTTTCTGGTTTTTCGAGAAAGTTAAGGTAATATTCGATTTCCTCGGCATGTTCTTCCTCATCGAAGTTATCCTTGTAATGTTGGAATTTTTGCATGATAAGAGGTTTGTATTTTTCCTGTTCCTGGATAATGGTTGCAGCATCGTCTTTGTTAATTGTAGCAACCTCGGATTCGATTTCCCGTTGGATTTGGTCGTAGTGATAAGCAAATGACCTCCGTATACGTGCAGCAATGCCGGGGTATTTTTTAAATAATTCGATTAATTTACTTTCTTCATTCATAACGTCTATTTTTAAATGTTTATGCAAATATAAGAATAATATTTTAAATATGCAATAACCTTGATTACTTACTGAAGCCTTATAAGGTCAACTATTTCGATGGAAGAGTATGGCATACCTATAAGTTCTGAGATTATTCTTTTGGTATGATATACATGAAGGTGGTTGGGATTTAGTTTTACCCTTGGGAATATTAGATATGGCCTTAGTTCTTCAGTTCTGTAAGTGATTATAAGTTCCTCACAGAATTTTTCGTTTTGACAATCGAAGGATACTAAGAATTTAGACTGTTCTAGCATATTATTAATATTAAGCAATGAGTATTCTCATAAGTTAAAGGTTCTTTACTAGTAGGATGGGAGGATGCACCCATTATTAGGATAATTCCTCCCATGACTAAGATAAGTATAATATTAGGCTTCATGTAATTCCTGATAGGTTGTACATAAGTCCTCGATTAGGTCCTCGATAGTATCCTCCCAGGAATCGTACCCGTCAAGGTTATATTCCCCGGCAAATACGAAAAATACGTCTCCGAATATTAGCCGGACTGTTTTATCTGTAAGGTCCTCATCCTCGTCATATAGTTTGTTTTCGGTTTCATTATCCAAGTCCTCGTCTCCATTGAGTATATCGGATATTTCTGATAAACGTTTGAGATATGAGTTAAGAGTTTCAAGGTCCTCTTGGGAACGTGTCTCTTTAAATTTAAGATAAGTTTTTGACTGTGACATAGTTAGGCCTCCTCTGATTTTAATGGTTCGGCAATTACTGATAAGAAACCTTCAGGGTATAATGTATATAAGATACGGTACCCGGGTTCATGTGGTGGTAAGAATACATTAAGTATATTCCTGAGCAATGGATAAAGTTTCCATTGGTTATCCTCTAGAAATTGATTCCATTCGGCTTTTTCTGTATCATAGTTAGCTGATAGTTGAATATGGAATCTTGGATTTTCCTCGGATAGAGGAGTAAATACGTTGGTGACTACCTCGATTTCGTTTGATTCCTTTTTGTATTGGGTAATTGGATACCAGATACCTTCGTTTTTCCATTGATTGAGCTGGAATATGGTCATCCCAGATTCAAGTAAGTTGGTGAGTTTGTAAAGATTAACCATGTTGTTGTCTATTTTAAAATGAATAATATATTTTATTTCTCACTACAAATGTAAGAATAATAAATAATATATGCAAATATAACTGAGGTAGAGGCAGGCTCTGTATGAATTAGAGTCCTGCCTCTTGGGTAGATATGAAAACAACTGGTTAATCGTCGTTAAGGGAACCCTCATTTAAAGTTTCATTAAGTACCTCATTAAGGAGTTCTGCACGTTGTTCTTTTGATAGGCCATCCAGTGTTCCTTTGATTCTCTCCTTTAATGCCTTTTTAAGAGTATTTTGGTACTGATTGATAAAGGTAATTGAAGAGATTGGTACTGGTATGAGTACTCTCATTTGTGTAGTATGATTACATGTATTTAGTAATTCTGATAACTCCTTACGGTTATCTAAAGAGTGTTGAATGACCATAGCAATTACATCTGGTTGTTGAACATCGGTACATCCAGAAGCATAGCGTACGATTCTATCAAATGTTGACTCGGTAATGTCAAAGGGCATTCCGTTTAAAAATGACTCCTTGAAGTCAGGGTCCATAGTTTCTGTTTCTAAGATAGCTCTGATTTTCATTCTTCTACTTCTCCTATTCCATTAGCAAGTAAATAATCATAGTACAAGTGTACGTTAGTATCTCCATAAGTCCTAATGTAGGATTCAGCATCCTCTGGGTCTGCTGAGACCCAGGGATATTCTTGTATTTGTGCCTTATGCAATTGTAAGGCAAGTTCTTTTAATTCTTGTTCATTCATGATATTCTGAAGTTAAGTTGATAAATCCAATTGTTTCTGTCTAGCTTGGTGAATGATATAAATTGTCCATCACCATCGGTAAAGTTTTGCATAAATCGTACGCAGCCAGTAGCAATGATATTTTCTCTTAGTCTGTCTACTGTTACCAAGCTTTCGAATGTGAAAGTATAGTAGCAAGTTTCATATACCCAGATTTGATTGATATCGATGCAAGCTAGTTGGTAGTTATCGTATACCTTACTGAGTAGTTCAAATAGGTTTTCCTTTAGCATTTCATTTTCCTCCTCTGTAAGAGAGAAAGTGTTTTTGTTATTGATAAACCTTTGAAGTACCTCTTCCAGGTTCTGGATAGAGGATTTGGATGCTGTTGTTTTCATATTTTTATTGTTTAATTATTACACTACAAATATAAGAATTTTATTTTAAATATTACTATATTCTTACTTTTATTTTATAATAGCTGAGGTTCTACACACAAGAAAAGGCAGTGGGTTAGACTGCCCTTTAAGAAGTTCGATTAAAGTTTTCTTCGAAGTTTGTCAATAACTTCTTCGGTAAATTGTTTTACGAAAGCTGGGTCAGGTTCTGAACTACCTGGGTTGAGTTGTCTCCAATGAAATTTCATACTGGTTCTTAGTTCTCGAGCCAGGTTGTCAGCAGATATGTCAAAAGCCTCCTCGTAATTGATAATCTGTATGAGAGTCCTTACGCATCGGCCTGCATCTCCAAGAGGAACCTTTTGTTCAATCATTTCGAATCCTTCTTCGTAGATTTCTACTGTATCAATGTAGATAGTATCACAGTGTTGAAGAGCATTGATTAAGTCTATTGTATTGACTTTATCATCGTCACTCATTTCGTTGGCTATTCTGAAAGCCTCAGTGAAAGCATCTAGGATTCCCTGCATATCGGGGTCCTGTTCTTTAATTGGAATACGTCTAATGACTCCTACCTGTTCGAAGGTTAAGTAATACTTGGTTTGCATGGTTATAAAATTTTAATAGTTTATTAATTC